TAAGTGTGTGCTGAGGTATCTGGTTCAGTTGCATAGTTTACCCGTGAAGATACTTGGAGATATTCGAAGCAGCTTTACGCCATTCCGGTGTGCTCTGTAAATCAGGACACTGTTTACCAGTAGCACGGAAATACAGAATACGGTGAGAGAACGTTTTAAAGCGTTCAATGTACTGAATGATATCTGCGAAGTTATCCTCAGTAGTTTTGTTAGCCAGGTAGATAACCGTAGCCCAACACAGGTTGTTATCCTGTGGTAGTCGAGCATTCATTGGGTCTTTGACAACCTGCTCAATAGTGACCAGTTGGTTGTATACCTGAGTAAATTGTACGAACTCTGTAGCCTTACCAGCCGTAACGTGTCCGGCATAGTAGATAGAGTCTTCATCAGGTAAAGCCCCAGGAGGCTGGTTTTTAAGGTCTTTGTTAACAAAGTCCCAGGTACGAGGACAACAGAACGTTTTGTTTTTATGAGCAGGGTCGAAGTCATGCAGATACGATGTATTGGCATGAAGGAATGCGACCAGACGCTCATCCCATCCGTTTGGAATCATTACATCTTCAACAAAGATGTCAAAGTTCAGTTCCATTTCGAAGTGGACAACACGAGACTGCATTGCAGTACCAATAGGGTTAACGATTGCACGGTCAGTTGCTTTGTTACCAGCACAGACAATCATGACATTCGGATGCAGTTTCTTCTGACCAGTCATACGGTCGAGAATTAGCTTATAAGCAGCAGCAACTATTTCCTTTTTGGCTGAGTTAAACTCATCCAGGAACAGCAGCCAGCCGTTATAACCTTCCGGTACTTTATCCCCTTCCAGAGGGAACAGGTCGTTGAACGGTGCAAATTCTGCACGCCCATCGGCAGTAAATCGGGGTAAACCGGACATATCTTCCGGGGCAGAAGTAGACAGACGATGGTCAATCAACTTCATGCCAAATTCTTCTGCAATAGAGTGAATCATTGCAGATTTACCCATACCTGGTGATGAAGTCAGGAATGGAACGTTACCTGCCAGCAGAGAACGGATAATAAACTTACGAGCCTGTCGTGTATTACACACAACAAGCGAATCAATGTTTGCCATTTACTTACTCTCCTAAGTTAATGAAATAATTAAGCTTTGGTGCAAGGGAATGCCTTTTTGAAGGCATAATCCATTACATCAAATGGACTGTTCATAGACAGCACACCGGAGTCGAACACGATAATACGTGCGACTTTCTGGTTAATTACACGGTAGGTCATGCCCTCTGGTGCACAGTTATAAACACTGTCGCCATAGAACTGAACCATGCCCATGAAGTAACCTTGACCAACATAGTTGGCCTTACTGTTGCTGGTATAAGCTTCGGCAGCTTCAATCAGATTGGTTACTGATTCTTTACCAGATGCCTTAGCACCAAAAGACAACACTGAGGTAGCTATCAGCAGAGTAGCGATAAGAGTTTTCATTTATTCACCGATAATCTCTTTGATTTTCTGGTTCCCTTCTGGAGTCAGATGCCAACCAAAAGGAACCTTGAACTTGATTAAGCCAAGCCTGTTTAGTGACTTAGCGGTTTTGTTGATGGTAACTACACCACCACTACGAACCATACGAAGGAAAATGATTTGTTGTTGAGTCAGACTCATTAGTAGATAACTTCCATTTCAATTGGATTAACGAAGGTACTTGCCTGAAACGCTTGAGACTTACCTGTAGTGAGGTCTAATCCTGCTGGAATACCGTTAGGAAGTAAGAACTTCACGTAAGGCTCACACTCATACAAGAAGCCTCCAGCCACAGGTACATCACCGAAAGGAATTTCCTTTGGTGCATGACGATGGGTAATTTTCATTTCTTCTCCGGTACGAACTGCATTACACAGGATTGATTACGTGGAATATTGAGTTCGCATTCAGCTTTGAGGCTATCAACCTTAGCTTTGGAATTCGGCCCAATATGGGTCATACCAAGCCCCATGAAAAACATTCCAGCTACAGCACCAATGAAGAAAGCAAACTTTGCTTCAGATTTCATTTCTTTCCCTTAGCTTGGCGTGCAGCCCTTCTCTTCTGGTTCTCTTGATGAGTCACGAGTTCCAGATGTTCAGGGTTACAGCACAGACGGTTATTACAGAGATGGTCAACTTGCATCTTGCAAGGGATGTATCCGTGATAATGGGTATAGGCCACGATATGCGTGGCAGAGGTAATCCCATTCACGGAAATCCTCCCGTATTGTCCACCTCGTCCATTGCCAGAGTGAGAACCTGTCCATATATGACAGAGACTCGGCTGACCATTAACGGTGTAGCCCATATCCATTATCTTGATACGGGCAAGCAGACGCTCAATGAGTGTCTTCCTGCGATTCTTTTCCAAATCTATCTGCTCCTGTTTTATTGAGTCAAAAAAAGACCTCCCATAGGGAGGCCAAAGATGATAAGGAATGTTATTCAGGGTTTATCAACCCAAACAAACAATCACATTACTCTGCTACTGTAACAGCAATGGTCACATCAATAGTGCCATTGGTTACTACAACAGAAGTTGCAGCACCAGCAGCTACTGGTTTAACAGTCAGAGTAGTACCAGAGATGGTAGCAGTAGCTCGTGCAGCATCTGGAGCAGTCTTAATAGACAACGTACCCAGTTCAGCACCTTCTGGCGTAGGAGACAGAGCAACAGTCTTACCGTTGGTAGCATCAGTAGCTACAGATAGGGACAGGGAAGTAGGCGTAGCCTTAATAGCTGTCAGTTCTGGAGCTGGTGGAGGTGGATAAGCACCCACGGCAACCAGACCAACACTTTCAACCTTGGTTCCATTGGCGTCAGTAACAATAACCTTGTACTCACCACCTTTAGAACTATCAACGTCTTCCAGTACCAGGATAGCTTCATCAGCATCGGCTACATCAGTCCAGTCTTCTGAGCCATCTGCCTTGAACTTCCATGCGTAGGTCAGAGGTGCTTTACCACCCAGGACTACGACAGTAAGAGTTACATCCTCGCCCTCGATAGTAGATACCACACGAGACAGTGGCGTACTAATAATCAGGCGTGGAGTAGCAGAGTTGGTGATAGTAACTGACTGCATGTCAGTATAGTTATCAGGCCAGAAGCCAGCCTGACTTGGGTCTGCTTTATCACGTTTATAAAGCAGGTCACGTACACCATGATAGATAACATAACTATCTGGGTAAGTAGCATCAGGGTGAACAAAGGTTCCAATTTCTACGGAACCGGAAGGTACACTACCACTGGCATCCAGTACGGTAGCTACCTTAGTGGTCTTGTTAAAAGCAACTTTGAGAGTCGGCATATCATATATCCTATTAGTAGTGCTCATCAGGACAATCCTGCATGAGCACGTTTATTATGTAGTCAAAGAAAAAAATAAGCCACTCCCGAAGGAGTGGCTATTTGTTACGTTAGTAACCACCAGGCGAATAAGCCTAGTGCAAGTCCAATTACTATACCTATACAGACGCAGTTACCCTTGTCTACTTTATTAAGAAAGTGCATATTCAGCCTCCAGTACGTCTTTCCACATGTCATTGTCCAGCTTACCAGCAGAGAATTCTTGCCCCAGTACCTGGCTCAAGATGAAGCCCAGTAGGTCACTCTTAGCAATATCAGACAGAATCTGATTGTACTGACGGCGTAAGTCATTGCCATAGTTAGGATGGCAACGGAAGCAGTCATGTACGGTCATTACCTGGAATGGCTTCTTAGGCAGAGTGTCCAGCATATCTGCTACTACCTGACGGTCAACCAATGCAATGGTATTCGGGTCAAGGTATGGAACGATAGCCATAGACAGGAAGCCAGACTTCTCATAGTGGTTCCATAACTCAGTAACCATTTCATAGTTACCAGAGATTAATGGATACTCGCTTGGGCCAATATCGCAGAGTTCACGAACAGCAGCGATGAGGTCACGGTCATAGTTACAACGACGCAGCATCTCACGTACCACCATTCCATCAATGGAGTGGGTGGTATTAGCAGACAACATACGTGTCTTCTCTTCAGTGCCTTGCACCATACGAGTGATGTCATAAGGCTTGTTCAGGAAGTTAACAGTTTGTACTTCAGGAACCATGACCTTAATCTGACAGTGGAAGTTATCCGGCAGTACCCAGAGGTATGACATAGCATCCGGGTTACCACATTGCAGCAGGAACTTGTTCAATGCCCACGGGCCAGGTGCAGAGGTGTCCATTACGTTCTCAAAGGTACGTAACAGGATACCCTCACCGAATACTTCTTTAGGCTTTGCTTCTGAACCGTAGAATGCAGTCATTACTGCCTGCTTACAGTCATCACGTTTAACACGAGAAGACTGGCCTACGATGTCCAGCATGGTGCGATAGATAACGGTATATGCGTCACGACGCAGAGGTTTACCGTTCTCACCCATGTAGTTCACTACGTTGCAGAGTTCTGCTGCTTTACGGTCACCAGTCAAGCATGACAGTAATTGCAGACCGGATGACGTTGCATCCAGTGCTACGGTATAGCCAATTGGCTTACCATCCAGCATGTCATGATAGGCAACAACACCTGCATAGAACATTGCTGGTTCATCTGCTGATTCCACCAGATTGAGCAGGTTCTCTTTGTTCTCTTCGAACCACTCCAGACGTTCGTCCCAGGTCTTTTTGTCCAGACCGAAGTTATTAGCAATGTCGATAGCCAGATATTGTTTAGCGGTGAAAGTTTGCATTGTATTTTCCTTAGCATCTTGAGCCACTTGGCTCGCATTAGTAGGTTTACTTACGTTTCTTTTGTTCGTTTTCACGCTTTAAAGCAGCTTTGATTCTTTCCAGAACCAGCTTTCTGTGGGCGTAAAAGTCTTCAACTGCGTGAGGATTAATCATCAACAAGCTCCTTATCAGCGAACTCAATTACAGCCTTGTTCCAACTGGTTCCCTGATAGTTGATGTGATAGCCCTGTGAATAGGTACGACCACGTTTGTCATACTTGTGAGCTAGTGAGAAGTTATTACCTTCTTTAGTCACTAGCTCCATTACATCCTTGGCTGTACGGTCATACTTCTCGAATGCACGTACACGTTTTTCGAAGTCCTGACGGGTTTCACCCTCTTTAGGTTTATCCAGGTTAGCCCAGGAGTTCTTAACGAACTTAGCTACTTTCCAGTTAATGCAAAGTCGCTGGTTGTTCATACGATTGATATGGTCAAGACAGACATCCATTTCATGGTGGTTCTTCTTGAGAATGATACTGCCCTTAGTATTCCAGTAGCCTGTGTCCCGGTTATTCCGGACAGGCTTTGGCTTACTGACGATAGGCAGTGGATACTGAAATGCTTCTAACTCAAGCTGTACATCTTCACTGATGCCATACAGCACAATGAACTTGTCAATGCTTGGGTCAAAGTTGAAGCAGTCGTTCTCTGCCATCTTCAGCAGACAGTCAGCAATATACTGAGCGTCTTGGCTGTGGCTCATAAGTGAGCCAACCAGAGTAGGCAGGTCGGCACGTTTATGTAGTGCCATCTGAACCATTGCATCAATGAGCAACTTATAATCAATGTCCAGATACTCGGCAAATGCCTTAAAGTCTACGTCTTTGGAGTCTTCGAACTCTTTCCTCATACGAGGAATTAGTTGATTCTTGTTAAACAGAGTTTCCAGTTGCTTCTGATGTTCAATAGATGAGTACATCGCATATTCTCCAGTTTGCTTAATTGATGTGAACGATAATGCTACGCTGTTTCTTATACTGGTCAGGTGGCCTGTATATAACAGTGATACTTGGTGTTTTGATGTAGTGTTCCCACTTCCACCAGTCATTGATTTCTACCTCTGACCAATTATTCTCACTAGCGAATGCAGTATTAACTGCTTCTTTAAGCTTGTGATAATTAGCCAGCTTTTGGTTGTGCCTTTTGGCAACAATATCCTCAACAGATACTGCCATTTTTGGTTCCTTAAGGTGCGGAGCACCTATTTGCTTAGTTCTAGCAATACGTGAGCCACTGAGCCTGCTACTAGCCACAGGACTACGTAGAATGCTATGTCTCGTATCTTCATTAGAATGTTCCCCAGTAAGTGAATGTATCACTGTTAGGCAGGAAAGCTTTCCATGCTTCGTCGAACAGGCAATTGCCAGTTGCGTTATGGAACATGGGAGCAATTTCTGCATCACTGAAGCCAGCAATACCACAACCAATGCGTGTGACTTTAAAGTCCCACTCTGGGTGAGCAGCAGCATATAGAATGAAGCCAGCTACGAATGTTTCAATGTCGTCGAGACTTAACTGGTTACGACTGGCATCCAAAGTAGGGATTGCATAGCTGCAACCATAATGGCCTACGCCCATACCCCAGCGAGCACCATGTTTCTTATATGCAGTCTTAGCTGCACCACCTACATGCTCGCCTGCCAGGTTAGAACCGAATACGAAGATTTCTTTCATTTGTATAGCTTCCTTAAGCCTTTGTAAGCTTCTTGTGGAGTCATGTTAAATTCAGGGCGGCCTGCAATATACAGGTCTAGGTCACGTAGAGCAGACTGATGGTCTTTCTGTTCCTTCTTGGTTCGGCAATTACCACACTTGTTATCCCATTGGGATACATAGCCTTTGCCACACTTACATTTTTGACTTGCCATAGGATTCTCTGAATGTAGTTACGTCGAAGAGTTCGGCTGCATTAATACGAGCACCACAACCGAAGGTTGCATTATTAGCTGCCTCAAGCAGCTTACGCTGAGTACACTGGAGTACGACTACATACTCCTTACCTGCATGTTTGAACTTGAGTTCTTTACGCAGATAGTCACTGCGTGTCTTTTTGGTCTTCATGGCTTAAGTACCTGGAAAGGCCATACAGGACGACGTGATTTCCACTGGTTCATTGCTAGTTCACTAGCTTTAGAACCGTCATGCAGGTCGTATATGAACGTAATTACGAATTCTGGTTCCTCTGGGAAGTTCTCTGTACTGAATGGCAGTCCAGATTCTTTCAGGATAGGAACCAGTGGTGATTCAGCCTCGCAGAACAACTCGAAGTCACCTTCAAATGCCTTGCTATGCTGAGATACGTAATCAATATTACGCATCATCTTATCCACATCAGTGAATGATGGGTCATGTAATACTACGATAGTAGTCACGGTATTATTACCTCACTTAAAGTGGCTTCAATTTCATTACGAGCAGGAGCAAAGTTACGGATGATACCTATTTGTTCTTGCTTACTGTTTTTATACTGAGATGGTATTTTCCATATCCCAGTCTTAGTGAATTTAGGTTTATGACTAAACCCAATTAATGCAGAACTACTACTTCCATAGGTCATAGGATAGGCTGCAATATATTTTACCCACAGTGGTACTTCTATTTTCTGATTAAGATAGAGTGCTACTTTATGGGTATTATAGGTAATAACTTTCATTATTCCCCCTGATATCCTTCAATGTGATTCTTACGGCGAATAAGCTGAGTAGATGCTATTTTAGCAGTTCTCTTATTCTCATAGTCACGCTGTGAATTAAGAGTGTTATCCCACTCTTCTTTATTTCTACGCTTCTGAAGAATACGGGAACACTTATTATGATTGGCAACTCCTCTCCGTTTGTTGCAGATTGGGCATATTCCATAATCAGTGCTATACAACATTTGTTACTCCATACGTTTAATATGTTGGATTAACTGGTCACGAAGCATAATAGCTTCCCTTTTAGTTAATCTTGTTTTCAGTAGATTCTCTACAAGACCGTCAGGTATATGTTCCAATTCCAGTTCTAAGAACTTTCCTGCCTTACGTAACGTGATGTCAGCCCAAATTGGGCTATCTACTAGTATTACTGTGTCAGCCATTTATTGCCTCTAGGATTAATTCACGAATTACATTAACCTCTGGTTCTTCACCAATGAGGCCAACAGGTAAGCCAGTTTTGTCCATGACAAAGCTAGCAATTCTTTCCATTTCTGCTGTGATGAGCTTATCACCAGATACCAGACGATTACGCAGATATGCTTTATAAGCCACTGCCACATCTTCCTGGTTCAGTCTCTCACTCTTAGAGAATGGATTAGCTAAAGGCATAGGCAGATGAATACGAATATTCCTATCTGCAATATGTGCCTTATGCTGAGGGATACAAATAATTTCATTTAACATTTTCTTTAAGATACTCCAACCCTTTCTGGGTTATTTCGAAGTCACCCCTACAACCGCATGGGCAACCATCGACTAAACCACGGTTAATTAAATTACGCATTACAGATAGCCTTAGTTTAATTGGCAAGCCTTCTGGCATTGCATTACCAACGCTGTGTTTAAAGCCATTATGTAGAGTGCACCATGTTCCTTTATTATTTTTTAGGAACTTGAGTACAGTCACTTTATCAATATCTTTCGTTTGGATACCCATAACTATCTCCAATATCTATCTATGTCTACCTATTCGGAATAAAAAATAGAACTCCCTATTGGGAGTTCATTAAGCATGGGTGATTGAAAGTCACGATACGGCGAACAGGTACAGATGTTCCAGCACCATCGCTATTACGCACTGGTTGATTAGCACGACGTTTAATAACATCTTCTCTGGTTCCCATTAAGATTGATTTTCTCATCCATTCATCCTCGCAAAGCGATGACCGATGAATGCACCCACTACTAACCACACTACAGCTACGATTACGTATGTCATATTAGATATCTCCACTTGGTTCATCACGTCCACGAGCACTGCCACTGTTACCAGTGATAGCATTGAAAGCCATATGAGCAATGACTAATGCTGCACCAAAGGCAGGTACTGTTACCATTAAAATGAGTGCTACCACATAAAGTATGGTCAAAGGCCAACTGATTTTGTTGTTCATCATTACCTCTAATATATGTCTAATCATTTACCGTGACGATTTGTATACCCATGATTTTTAATTAAATCTCTGAGTACATCCTCACGGTAGTCTATGGCTAATTGCTTAGTCTCTTCATATCCGTTCTTAGATACTGAAAAGCGTTTCATACGCTTCTTCTTAGTATCTGGCTCACTCCATGTAGCTACCCAATACTCTCTACCCCTATCTGTTATGATACTCACCCCAGTTATTCCAGAGGAGTTATTGGATTGCTTACCTGAGTTACGTAAGTTTATCTTCTTTGGTATGCAGCGTAAGTTACTTGGTCTGCAATCCCAACGTATACCGTTCTCATGGTCTATCTCATAGCCATCTGGAATTGGGCCATTGAGTTGTTCCCAAATCCACACATGTAAAAGCACTGTAATACCATTGCGTTTTACATATATGTACCCGTTAGACTGAGCATCTTCTTCTGTATAACAAATAGCCAATTCTTGTGCAGATTTTAACCAAAAACCATACGGTTTTCTCATAGTTACCTCTTAGGTCTTCTTCGTCAAAAGTGGTCGATAAAGTAGGAATAGTTTATCGTCGAGTTAAAATAAAAGGACTCCCCGAAGGGAGTCCATGTGCTGATTAGAAAGTCAGCTTACGAGCATATTTATTCTCATCCGGCTTGATGTCTTCAGCAGGAGCTTTGACACGACGGAGTTGAACCTGAAGCTGAATAACACCTTCAGCACCTGGTTCCAGACCTTCTGCAAACTCAATGAGTTGAGCAAGCAGGTCATTCTGTGCACAACGCATAGCACGGAAGTCTTCATTGCTGCTGTTAGTAGGCAATGGTTCCTGAGTATCCAGTGGGATACCAGTAGGCAGACTGATGAATTTAGCATCTTCAGTGCCTTCATTAGCCACATAACCTACGTTCAGCCAGAACTGAGCTTTTGGTTTGTCAGCTTTAGCAGCAGAGTTAGAAGCAGCGTTGGTTTTACCAAAGGTGAATTTTTCGATAGACATTTTGTACTCTCCAGATTTAGATGATTTACGGGTTACCTCGTCGGTGAGGAAACCCAAACAAAAGGATAAAAGTTCAATGATAATTGGATTCACATCGAATCCTTTAGACGCGGAGCGTCTGGTTTTTAAGGGATATACTTAATCCACCAAAGCATTTCAGCTTTGGCTTTCTGATACTCTTCCTCAAGTTTCTGAGGAGTTTCATAAGCCATTCCGACAGAACCCAGTGCACGATTTGCTACAGCTTCTGCGAATTTCTCTAAAGCTTCTTCTGGACTTTCAGATTTGATATCTGGTGTTGCCATTTCTATCTCCTGAGTAGATAACTATCTACTTTTTAGATGAACTATCTAATGAATTTTTGAATCCCCATTTCTGGGGATTCTTGTTTTAGTTTTTAGACAGGATATCAATAATCTTATTGTATTCTGTATTGTAGATAGTAGCGTTCTGCTCATCTTTGCAGAATTCTTCGATATTTTTCTTACGAAGAGTTTCTACCATAGCTGTTTCTTCAGCTAATTTATTAACAAACGTATGCATTTCTAATTTAGTACGAATGCGTTGTTTGTCAGCCATAGTTGATACATACAGGTTAGCCATACCAATGGCTTTAGTTGCTGTATCAAATGTATCTGCAACAGTAGTTGCTGCTCCATTAACTGTACCCAGTAAAGTTCCTACAGTCATACGAACGTTAGCAGTAGTAGTCATGATGATAGCTCCAATAGTTAGTGATAGGACGACATGTCCATAACATGCGGAGCATGTGTAACGTGTAAGGTGGGGTAGGGTAGTACACCGACTAGTGACATACCGGGGGGGGGTAGTCATAGTGTAAGGGTGTAGCCCCTGCCACACCACAGCACTCGTACATAGCTATCACCATTTTGACATGCAAAAATATTAGCGGTAACTATCTAGTAAGCAGTTAAATAGGAGGAAGGAGTCTGCTGGAATACGTGGTCATAATAATAACAATAAGCTTCACTATTGGTGGAGTTAACAGGCATACCCACATAGTCAAACACCCACAAACAGAAATGATTGAGTTCATGGATTAGGGTATGCAAGGGTTCCTTGAATATACCAATGATGCAGATATTGCCTGTGTAAGCAGTGTACCCCTTGCATCCTTCCAGGTCTGGTTCATATCCCTTAAGCTTTTTGTACTTCTTAATGAAGTCTTCTTTGTTGAAGACTATCTCAAGCTTAACGGGGTAAGGTGCTGTACTTAGTTTCATATGTCACCGTAGGTTAATGCTGCACATCATAGGACTGTGATGGACAATGTTGTACTGGGTAATATCCTCGGTTATCAGGTAAACAGGATTACCCCGGTGCTTAGGTTATTAACGGTGTCGTACTCAAAAGGTTCCTCCAGTGCTTCTTTAGTCTCTGGGGATTTATCTGAACGACAGACAAGTTGAACTAACATAATTACTCTCCAGTTTGTTAGGGTTCATAAAAAGAAATGGGGATATGCCTTTCTACATATCCCCTAACCGTTTTCAATCACGGGTTCAGACAATTCCCCTAGGTACTAGCTAGGCTGTACCGTTAGACCTGAAGTATCAGGCAAAGGAGCCGGGCAAACTTCTGAACAGTAGCAGTTATTCATCATGATTACTTGGTAGCAAGTAAGGAGGCAAGACTCCTACCGAATCAATCACCGCCACTGTCTACTGGGCGGCATGGCTAATCACATCGTCACCGTCATCCGAACGCTGTTGTTCTGTCGAACGATGGAGACACTATGAGGTAATTTGGTGAAGAACACAAGAGCCGAAACCTCTTTTTCTAAAGAGTAAGTTTTGGCTGGTCGTGGGAATTGAACACCACCGATGTTCTCCAGTAAGAAGATTCCCTGGGCTTCATGCCAGACTTCTTCATCATGGGTAATAAGTATATCGCCACTCATGAGCTTAACCTTACTGTGGTCGAGTTCTGAGTATCTGTCTTCTCCGTCTTGAGCACGCATATAAACTCTCAAGGTATTCTCCTTTGGGAATAGGGTCATCGGAACATTACATACTATCTTTAGTATCATGAACTTTTTCTATATCATGACTAAAGTGTAACTGTGTGATAAGGTTTCTTCAAGGGGTATCTCACCCCAAGAAAAGAATCCGAGTTAATAGACATAACTTTGTAGCGAGATAACTATGAGTGAATTGACCAAGCAGCAGGTAATCAACGCATTGCCATCCAACTTCAGAAACAGTGTGACACAAGAGATGGTGGATACGATTAACAACGTTACCCAAGACCAACTCTTAGCTGAGTCATTCCGTGAAAACTTTATCTCGTACTCCGGGGTAATGAAGGAAGGTAAGTTCAAAGTACAGGACTACATGAATGCAGTTCAGTATGTGACTTATAAACATATGGGGTACTCAAACAAGGATGCTTACTTCAAGACATTCCCTAACCGACAAGCTGAACTGGTAGCCCGTGGAACCAGTGAGAAAGATATCAGTGCTTATGTCTCTGCCTACCATCGTGGTAAGTTGGTCAACCTCATCATGGAACAAAGCTTAGTTCCAGTGTGGATTGTGAACCAAGACAACTATCAGAAGGCAATCAACGTTCAGGTTGAACTGATGAACACGGCAGTAAGTGAGAAAGTAAGATGCGATGCAGCTAACTCTATCCTTACCCACTTGGCTAAACCAAAAGACCAGGTTACTAATATCAATCTGGACTTGAGAGAAAACTCTGGGTTGACTGACCTCAAGAACACCCTTCAAGCATTGGCTGAGAAACAAATCGAAGCTATTCAGGGGGGAACTTCAACCAAAGAAATTGCTGGCTCTAAGCTGGTAAGGGCAGACGAGGACATTACTGATGTCTGAATTAAAGAAGCAGGAGCTAGATGAATGGCTTGACCAGGTAGACTATACGGTACTCAACACACCTAACTACCTGCCAAGCACATTCGCTCTGACCTTCGCTAACTTTATTAAGTTGGTGAATGGTAAGGAAGGGGAGTCGAACAAGACTCCCCCTGTTCATTTAAAGATGCTGGATAAGGTGACATCACCTCACCAGTACATTGCTAACCTTTGCTTCCGTGGTGCAGCAAAGACAACTTTGTTTATGGAATACTTCACCCTGTTCCTTGCAGTGTTCGGTCACTTGCCTGGTCTGGGTAAAGTAGAAGGAATGATTTACGTATCTGACTCAATGGATAACGGTGTTAAGTCTGCACGTAAGAACATTGAGTTCCGTTATCAGAATAGTGAGTTCCTTCAGCAGTGGATTCCTAAAGCAACCTTTACCGATAACTACCTGGAGTTCTTCAATGCAGAAGGACATCGACTGGGGGTTAAGATGTTTGGTGCTAAGACTGGTCTTCGTGGTACGAAGATATTCGGTAAACGTCCAACGCTCTGTATTCTTGATGACTTAGTTAGTGATGATGATGCTCGTTCTAAGACAAGCATGGAAGCCATTAAGGATACAGTCTATAAGGGCGTGAACCACGCACTTGACCCTACACGTCGTAAGGTAATCTTCAATGGTACTCCCTTTAATAAGGAAGACATTCTCATTGAAGCAGTTGAATCCGGGGCATGGGATGTCAACGTATGGCCTGTATGTGAGAAGTTCCCCTGCTCTGAAGAAGAGTTCCAGGGTGCATGGGATGACCGTTTCTCATACCAGTACATCAAAGACCAGTACGATATGGCTATGAAGACTGGGAAGTTAGCAGGCTTCTACCAGGAACTTATGCTACGCATTAGCTCTGAAGATGAACGTCTGGTTCAGGACTCTGAGATTAAGTGGTATAGCCGTCAGCAACTTCTTCGTATGAAGAACTGCTACAACTATTACATCACTACTGACTTTGCTACTTCGGAGAAACAGACCAGTGACTACAGTGTCATTTCAGTTTGGGCTTATAGTTCTAATGGAGATTGGTTCTGGGTTGATGGTATCGCTGCTCGTCAGCTTATGGATAAGAACTTCGACGAACTATTCCGTCTGGTTCAGGAGTACCAGCCACAAAACGTTGGGGTCGAAGTTACAGGGCAGCAGGGTGGTTTCATTTCCCTTCTACAGAAAGAAATGATTAACCGTAATGTCTTCTTTAACTTTGCTTCATCTCAAGGTGGTCAGCCGGGGATTCGTCCGGTAACATCTAAGCTGTCCCGTTTCAACCTGGTAGTACCCTGGTTTAAGACAGGGAAGATGTACTTCCCGGAAGAGATGCGAACCACGACCATTATGGGATTATTCATGGGGCAGATTAAGTTAGCCACCATCAACGGCATCAAGGGTAAGGATGACTGTATTGATACTATCTCAATGCTGGGATACCTCAACCCGTGGAAACCACAAGCAGGTCTGACTATGGTAGATGCTAAAGGTGACCCGATGTGGGACGATGACGAGGAAGACTCAGTTAACCCATTACGTTCATACATTGTGTGAGGAACTATGAGAACAGTATCCGATGTATATAAGGCACTGGCTCTTACTACACTTAAGAGTGCAGGCTTTATCACTGACGATAAGATTGGCATTGAGGACTGGGGCAAGCCAGAAGTGCTTGCCCTTATCAATGAAGGTCTGACCCGTCTACATAGTCGTTTTCAACTGAAGACGAACAACTGCATTGTTGAGATGAAAGAAGGTCGTACTGATTACCCGTTGCAGAAGATTTACTCTTACGAGTACTTCGACCCAACTAAGGTTCAGTACCCATTCATCATGGATACACCCCAGGAACCATTCCAGGAAGATGTCATTAAAATCCTGGAAGTATATGATTCCCGTGGTAATCGTCGTACACTCAACGACACTGGAAGTAACAGTGAAGGTTTGTTCACTCCTCGACCAGATACACTTCAGGTATTATGGCCTCGTAAGTTTGAAGCACTTAATGTGCAGTACCAGGCTAAACATCCTGATGTGTCAGAAGAAGGTCAGTATGTTGACTTACCTGAAACGCTTTATTCAGCATTAGAGAACTGGGTAGGGTATCGTTACCACACTGGACTTAATACTGAAGGCAGCACAGCAAAGGCTGCTGAGTACTTGCAGCTATATGAAAGTATCTGTGGTGAGATTACCGACCATGCTTTGGTAGGTCACACTGATTCATTCACTAATACTAATTTTGAAAAACGAGGTTGGAAATGACAGGACATGTTCCTTTCGATGCCACCACTGATTGGGCTAACCCATACTGTGGCAACACTTCTAATGACCCACTCGTGGATAAGCTGATTGGTAATGCTTACCACGTGGTTCGCACTGTCTATTGCAACCTGGGTAACCTTAAACTTTTATACGATTCCCTCACCACTCACGGTATGGTCGTAGGTGTGCAGTCGGAAGTAGAACTGAAAGCACTGCCTAAGCAGTTTGCTAAGTTTGCACGTATCTACAACTTCGCTTCTACTGGTGACCGTCAGGTAACTGACTACCTGTACGTTGACGATGATGCTTCTGGTATCAAACCGGATGACCCTACTCTCACTGGTTCCTGGATTAAGGTTGCTGTCTCTGGTTCAACCGGGGGTGGTGAAGGTGGTGGCGAGGGTGCGTACATCCCTTACGTTTACCAGAATGGTTCGGCCACTGGTGGGGAAACTTCCTTTAAAGTTCCTGAAGGAACTGTAGGTGTACCATTCCTTATCATTAACGGTTCCGTTCAGTATGTAGGCTACGGTTTTACTTATGACCCAGCTACTGCAACCGTCACTCTGTCTAACCCGTTGACCCAGGGTGATGAGGTTGTAGCTCTGACCACTGCTGTGCCAGCTAACCCGGACAACCCAGATATCTCTGGTTGGGTTCAGGTTAACTGGCTATACAACAATGGTTCCGCTATGGGCGGTGAACAGGTTATTACTATTCCCTATAACTTTGCAGATGTACCTGCTGTTTATAAGAATGGCGAACGTCTGTTCAAAGGTTTGCCTACGGAATCCTATACCGTTGATAAGGATAACCGTACTGTAATCATGACTGAGATTCTTGCTCAGGGTGACCGTATTATTGTTACTCTTGGGGGAGAGTCCACTGTATTAACTCCGGTAGACCGTAGTCTACAAGAAGTGGCTCGTTCTACTAACGTGAAGGATGATGAGACTGTATTATCTACAAACGTTAACGTTGTAATCACTGGTAAGAAGGTAATTTATGACGTATCTGCACAGAAAGCGTATGGACTTCCTGACCTGCCACCAAATGCTTATATTGTTAGCGTGTCTAACGGCAAGTTAACTTATAATCCTGGTGGAGTTATTGTAGACCTATTAGATACCCCAGGTTTAGCAACAGACTTAAAAAAAACCCTTACTGGTACGCAAGGAGCATCCACAGTAATTACCAGTACTGGGGAGTCTGTTCAGGATTTGCTCAATATGACTGTTAGGGTATTTCCTACAGTTGCTTTAGTGCAAGCGTCTACCAAAGTGAAAGTGGGGGAAACTGTTAAGGTTCTTTCCTATTATGATGGGATTCCCTTTTCCGGTGGGGAATGGCTTAAAACTTCTGAGAAGGGTACTGCCAATCAACACCCAGTTAATCTACAACGTTTAGCATTTACGGATAACCAGGGATTTGTATATACCTTGGTTCATAATCCGATTGTTGGTATTAACATTGAGCAGTTGGGGGGTAAACCTTATAACTCTGCTGACCTGCCTGGGTGTGATACTGCCCCTTTGTGGCTGGCTCTTTTAAACTACAAGAAGACTATTCCTAATAATCGTTTGACTATTAATTTGCCTTCTCGTGAATACTATGCTTCTAAAGGTATTCCTGTATACCAGTGGACTACCGTTCGTACTACTGGCAAGTTTGGTACGCAATACCGAATTGGTAAAGGACTCTGGACTGATGCTGAGATTCCATATGTAGCTATTAGCGGTGTTAATACTTTCTGGAGTATTAAATCTTTTCACTTTGCTATTGTTCACCCTGCTAACGTTCATGCTTCAAATGTTAAGTTAGAGGGGATTGATTTTGTTACTAATGCTGGAGACTCAGTGGACTATGGGCTGTATATGCCATATTTCAATGACACTATCGTTGATAGTGTGCGTAATACTGGGCAAGACATTGCTATGTATTACGTTAATGGCTACTCAAGTATTATCAATAGACACATTACGACTGCTCGTGTAAACAGTGCTTCCACTGCTGGTAGCTGGGGCGTTCGTTGTGTTGAGCGTGCATCCGGTGTTGGTTGCGGTACTAGTATTAAATTCATTGAGTGTGGGCATACAGATTACATTCTTGGGTGGTCATTGACTGGTATGACCTACACGCACCTTGACACCTGTTATACGGAGGGTACTAAGTCAGAGGTTGTAGGAACTTTTATTGACTGCCCTAATTTGGTAATTACCAGTTATGGTATTGAGCGTCTAACTTCTGCCCGTAGTGCTGCACTTATCCAGATTTCTGGTGGTTCTGTGGTAATTAATGGTATCAATGCAGCATACAATGTGACGGCTAATGGCAATGCATTCTTGCAAGTATCAGGCCCAGCTAAAGTTGTTGCTAATGGCATCAACATGAAGTATCTGACTGGTGGTTCTACGACTGGTTTGATTACTACTGCTAGTACCGTTGAGGCATTTATTGGGCCTGTTGTTTACCCAGATACTGGTACTTATACCAATACTCTCGGTGCTAACACTTATATGCTGGGTACTGGTGGCAACGTCACTCCGCAAACGGCTAGTGCTGCTGCTAGTAACTTTACCTCTTTGACAGACCCTATTAATACCGTTGGTAAGTTTCAGGGTAAAGGAATCTTTGACCGCACCCTTGGCTGTGTGGTTTACGCATCTGGTTCGACCGCAGCATCCGTTTGGAGAAATGGTACTGGAGCTGTAGCTTATACACCTGTTTAACAATAAACCCCTCTTAGGAGGGGTAACACTTAGAATACCATGAGGTATGTATGAACGACTTGTTCGCTCAAGGCCGTGGCTCTACCGCCATCGAAGTCAATCGACAATCTATTGCTCGTGACTTTGGTGTACGTACAAGTCAGGTAGCCTATTTTAAAGCAGGCATTGATTTATCCCTGTATCGTGTATTGTTCGATTCACTGACCCAGCGTGCCTACTTTCTGCCTAGTAACTTTGCTGCTGGAACCACGGCAACTAGTCTCAGCACTGCTGGGGTTCTTACTCACTCTGCTGGCTCAGTAGACCTTGGCGAATATGCAGCTAAACGAGGGGAGTACTTCCATACTGGTTTTGCTTTTGGTAATACGTATACCCTTGAGACGCATAACCAAACGATTCTGTTTGGTGCTGGTCGTTATCGTTGGGCTGGTACATTACCTAAGCAGATGACTGCTACGGATAACCCAATCAATGCTGGTGGCATTAAACCAGGTGCATGGGTTCTGGTTCCTGCTGAGACTATTACTACCCCTGCTGGTGGTAACATCTCTGACTGGATGAACTACCCACGTATTCAGGAGTTCACCAACAGACCTTACGCAACCATGTTCGATGCTGTTAATGCTGCATTTGAATATGCTCGTGACAATGCTCCACACGTACTCGACTGTACGGGGTTCCAGTCTGGTTGGATGGCTACTGCTGGTCACTTACTTGCAGAGAACATTACCGTACTGAATGGTGAGTTCGAGGGTGACCGTGACTTCTGGATTCATAACACTACCTTCCGTGGAACCACGTTTAAGAACATGCGTATCATGCCGAAGGGTGGTGATATCGTAATGACGGACTGTCTATTTGATGGGCCACCTCGTGCTGGTCAAGCTGGTTCTGTTGTGTTCCAACACTTGTGGCACTACGACACTACTATCCCTGGTGATACTGATGCAGAGAAAGCTGCTAATGCTTCTTTCACTGATGCAGGTACTTTCCAGATGGAAGGGTGTATTTTCCGCAATGGTTACTTCGGTATTCTTCAGCAAGGTTCCGGTGGGAAGATTGACCGTATGGTTCTTCGTAACCTTACGTTCCATTCCATGAAGGGCGATGCCATTGAGCTTAACGTTGTACAGAACTGTTTCGATGACGGGTGTGTAATTGAAAACATTACCATCTTCGACATTGATGGTTCTCTGGCTCCAATCCCTGTATCTAACTGGGGTATCGGTATCGGTGTTGCAGGTAAAGGGCCATACGGCTGGGCAGCTACTCAAGAGCAATACTGTAAGAACGTTACCATTCGTAACGTCTATGCAGACCGTGTACGTCAGGTTGTTCACTTTGAACTTGGTCGTAACCTTGTTATCGAGAACATCCATGCTGACCCATGTAACAAAGTATCCGTTGGTACTGGTTTGTCTCTGGGTGCTGTGTTCATGTATGGCTGTAAGGACTTTGCCATTAACGGGGTCTATGGTGAACCAGACCTGGCAACTGAGCGTATTGAGTTCCCACTTGAACCAGGTAAGTTCCAGGAAATCGCTAGTGCAGAGGACGTTCGCCTTATCTCTCTTGAGTGGGGTAACAACGCACCTAAGTACAACCCGGATGGTTCATTGATTCCACCAGACCCTGGCTTTGTCTATGGCCCGGCATGTCCTTGCCATAACTACACAGTACGTAACGTTGTTACTAAAACTGGTCGTTTCTATTGTGGTGTGTCTGCTGGCCTGGATGGGTATCTTGTTGAACACAATAACCGTGTAACTCTGGAAAACATTGATGCTTATAAGTTCACTGTATTCGGGGTGGCATCTGAGTTAAACATGTCCAACATTCTGACTCAGGTGTTTAACTGTGTTGGACAGTACTCGTCTGCTGATGGCTTTACTGGTGATGGTTGGTTTACGTTCCAACGTTCTGTATTGAACATGTCCAACGTTAACGCTAACCACGGTGACCGTATTGCAGATAGTCAAGGCTGGTTACGTTGCCGTTACTCTGAAGTTAACATTGCTGGTTCAAATGTTACGTCTGTACCTTATGCTAACTTCATTGGTTCTAACGGTGTACCTGTTGGTTCTGCTGGTCGTGTGTACTTCCCTGGTGAAGCAGACCACGGGCAAAATGGTACTCGCTTCCCTACTGGTCGTCAGTTCAACTACGGGGATACGGTATTCGTTATGGAGTTACAACGTTCCATGATGATTCCTAATACCTCACTGTCTGGTCGTGACAACATGAGGGATAAGACTAAGTTCATTGCTGCTGACGTTTACGTTAATAGTCCGTTCGTAGTTACCAGTCCTGGGGTGTTTATTCCAGATACGGAAGAAGCAGACATCAAAGCTGCTGCTGTTGGTGCTAAGACTATTACCCAGAATCTTACGCCTGATGGTACGTCCAAAGGTTCTGCCTGGTTGTACGTATGCCAGTTCTCCCCTGGTACTCGTATTACTATTCCAGGTGCTGGGGCAGGTGGTGCTGACCTGGAAACTTATATTGTTAAGTCTCCTTATCAGACTCCCCCTACTAATATCTCTGCTCCGATTACGATGGACATTGCTCATCCTATTCAGACAGCAGTTCCGGCAGGTACTCGTATCCGTGCTACCGAAGCATTGACTACCAGACCACCACTAACGAAGTCTCGCTCTGCTTACTGGAGTATCAGCCAGTTGTAAACAAAGCCCCCAATAAGGGGGCTTTTTCCTTTCTTAGGGCTACGTTTATAAGTATGATTCCTGGTGCACATTTACTAATCGGAAAACTATTATGACCGAACCCACTGATGTTTTACTGGCTCGACTGGAGGAAAGATTCAGAACTTTATTCGAGAACCAGGAACGTGAAAGAAACGACAGGGCAAAGTTAGAGCAATCTCTCAGTGGACTTAAAGATTCAGTTACTGATGTCAGTAACCGACTTAAGAATGTTGAGGAAAGTCTTGCCAAAAACGAACCCACTATTGAAGAGTTCATTACCATAAAGCACAAAGTTGTTGGTGCTGGAATCTTTGGTAAGTGGGTATGGGCAGCAGCAGGTGCAATCATTGGTATCTTAGCTGCAACACGTCGGGAGATTTTTGCATGGTTCGCAAGTTAACCAAAAGAGTTGAACTTGTGCCTAACTGGAAGAAGTCCTGGAAATGGGCTTCTATTCAAATTAGCACCATTGGTTTAATTTTCTTTTCAGCAATAGACGTAATACAACCACTGTTCTCTGGATTACCAAGGCATATCCTTGACCAGATTCCTCATGGTTCCGGTATTACGATTACCTTATTTGCTTTAAATATTGTGGGCAGATTATTCAGGTTGAAGCCTAAAGAGGTAGATGATGGCAACAGCTAAACAGAAACTCGCCACCAAAGGTGGTGTAGTGAGCGTAGTAGTCACAGCCATCCTGGGGGCTGTGTTTATGATGGAGGGTGGAGAAGTAAATAACCCGAAAGACCCAGGAGGTCACACTAATCTGGGGGTTACCCAGAAGGTGGCTGAATCCCATAAAGAGGTTCTTGCTAAAGAATACGGTTGGGATGGAAAGATGGGTAGCCTTACAAAAGAAATGGCTGCTGAAGTTTATATTGATGACTATGTACTCAAGCCTAACTTCGTAGCCTTTGCTGATGTATCGCTTGCCGTTACGCATAAGTTAGTTGATGCTGGTGTAAACACTGGGACATCTCGTCCTTCCCGTTGGCTCCAGCAATCCCTTAATGAAATGTCCCGTGATGGCAAAGACTACCCTAAAATCCAAGTTGATGGTAAAGTCGGCACAGGTACTGTTAATGCTTACAAAGCACTACAGAAGAAACGTGGCAAAGTGGCAGCGTGTCAGGTAATGATTAAGTTGCTGGATGGTAAACAGCTTACTCACTACACCTCACTTAACATGCCAGACTTTACTTACGGCTGGGTAGCTAATCGTATAGGTAACGTGCCACTGGAGGCATGTAATGAAGATGCTAATCTCTAAAGGTTGGTCTTATCTTCTGGTGGTGGCTCTTGGGGCCACCATTTACTTTTGGGGTAGTTCCAATGGACAGAACACAGTTCAGAAAAAGTGGGATACTCAAAAGGCAGAAGACCTGAAGGCTTACAATAAATTAAAGGGTGAGTACGATGTTCTCAACAGACAACACAGCTACGAAGTCGGTGCACTTACTGTCAGGTTGCAGACGGCTGAGAGTAATTACGCAAGCGAGCTTGCTCGCGTTAGCAGTGATTACGACAGCCGGATGCAACAGTCTGAAAGGCGAGCCAAGGTATACCAACGTCAAGCCCAAGCCGGAACCTCTCAATGCACAAGTCTTGCAAGCCATGCAGCCAGACTCGACAATAGTCTTGAAGAAGGCAGACGTTTGGTTGAAGAACTCCGGGCAACTGTTAGACTCCGTGACAGCCAACTGATTGAGTTGGGTAATCAAATTCGGGCCGACCGTAAACTATTAGAATAGGAATATCTATGGAACACCAAGATACGATGAAGCCTTTGCCAGACCCGGCTCAAACTGAGAAGCTGACGAACTGGAAAAAGGAACCAAGTATTCAGGCACTGAAGGGTGACCTTGAAGCTGCAAAGCCAGCACATGATGCCTTGATGAATGAGGTTCGTGACTGGAATGACTTGATGAAAGTTCAGGGCAAACATAAAGCCCCGAAGGTTAAGGGTCGTTCACAAGTCCAGCCTAAACTGGTTCGCCGTCAGGCAGAGTGGCGTTATGCTCCACTGTCTGAACCATTCCTGTCATCCAGTAAGTTATTTAAAATTACTCCTGCTACCTGGGAAGATGAGCAAGCTGCTCGTCAAAACGAACTTGTACTTAACTACCAATTCCGTACTCAGCTTAACAGAGTGAAACTGGTGGATGATTACGTACATAGTACTGTTGATGATGGTACGTGTATTGCTCGTATTGGATGGGAACGTAAGACGGTTAAAATTAAAACCGAAACCCCAGTGTTCCAGTTATTCCCAATTGAAACTCAAGAGCAAGCTGACATTCTCCAGCAAGCTTTACAGTTACAGGTAGATAACCCACGTGGATATGAAGAAGGTACTGATGACGGTGTTAAAGAAGCCGTTAACTACTTCAATGAAACAGGGGAAGCTACTTATGCAGTCCAGACAGGTACGACAGAGGTTGAGGTTGAGAAGGCTCTCATTAACAGGCCAACGGTCGAAATGCTTAACCCCAATAATGTGGTTATCGACCCAAGCTGTAACGGTGACCTCGACAAGGCACTCTATGCAGTTATCTCTTTCGAAACCTGCAAAGCAGACTTGTTAAAGACACCAGAACGTTATCACAATCTGGATAAGATTGACTGGGAAAGTTCTTCCCCAATGACTGACCCAGACCATGAGTCCAAGACTCCTAGTGATTTCCAATTCCGTGATGCAATGCGTAAACGTGTTATTGCTTATGAATACTGGGGATTCTGGGACATTGAGGATAATGGAGAACTTCAACCATTCGTTGCTACCTGGATTGGTACTACTCTTATTCGTATGGAAAAGAACCCATTCCCGGACGGTAAGCTTCCTCTTGTCGTGGTTCCATATATGCCACGTAAGCGTGAACTGTTTGGCGAAGCAGATGCAGAATTACTGGGTGATAACCAGGCTGTACTGGGTGCAGTAATGCGTGGAATGATTGACCTGTTGGGGCGTAGTGCTAACGGTCAACGTGGTATGCCTAAAGGTATGCTGGATACCTACAACCGTCGTAAGTATGAAGATGGTCAGGACTACGACTATAACCCTCAGCAAGGTAACCCTGCTCAGTCTATTATCGAACATAAGTTCCCTGAGTTACCTCAGTCTGCACTTACTATGGCACAGCTTCAAAACCAGGAAGCAGAATCCCTTACTGGGGTTAAAGCATTTGCTGGTGGTGTAAGTGGTAATGCCTACGGTGATGTGGCTGCTGGTATTCGTGGTGCACTGGATGCAGCATCTAAACGTGAGATGGCAATCCTTCGTCGTCTGGCTAAAGGTATGGCTGACATTGGTGCAAAGATTTGTGCAATGAATGCTGAGTTCCTTTCTGAGAAGGAAGTCGTTCGTATTACTAACGAAGAGTACGTTGAGATTAACCGTGAAGACCTGAAAGGTAACTTCGACATTGAGGTTGATATTAACACTGCTGAGATTGATAACCAGAAAGGCCAAGACCTTGCTTTCATGGTTCAAACCATTGGGCCAAATGCAGACCCTCAGATTACCCTTAAGTTAATGGCAAGCATTGCAGAACTTAAGCGTATGCCTGAACTGGCTCATGAACTTCGTACCTTCAAGCCAGAACCTGACCCGGTTGAAGAACAACTTAAACAGTTGGCAGTACAGAAAGCACAACTGGAGAATGAAGAACTTCAGTCGAAGATTGAACTTAACCGTGCACAAGCTAAGAAAGCTAGTTCTGATGGTGACCTTAAAAATCTGGACTACCTGGAACAGGAATCTGGTACTAAACATGCTCGTGACATGGAAAAACAGAAAGCACAATCTCAGGGTAATCAGAACCTTCAAATTACTAAGGCGTTGACAACTCCTACCAAAGAAGGTGAAACTACCCCCAACATATCTGCTGCTGTTGGATATAATGCTTTAACTAATGGGACTTCACCACAGGAACGGGATTTAGCAGCACAGACCGACCCATCTCGTTCACTTGGTTCCCAATACTTTGACCCTAGCCAAGACCCTTCATTAAGTCCTGGCATGAACCTGTAAGGCAGACCTTCACATGAGTAATAAAGAACGAGAGATTGCTGGTTTAGAACATCGTATTGAAGCGGCTAAGGGTGCAATTGCACATGCCGAAGATGTTCGTAAACTGCTGGGTAACAAACTATTCCGTGATGTTATCCTACAAAAATTCTGCGTAGAGCATTGTGCTCGTTACGTGCAGGAGTCTGGTGACCCACTGCTGTCTGCTGAGAACCGTGCTGATGCACTGAACATGGCACAGGCTGCTGGTCATTTACGTCGTTGGCTCGACCTCGGTATTCGTATGGGCGAGTCAGAAGCTGGCTTACTTCCTAGTATTCAGGAAGAACTCGACACAGTACGTGCCGAACCTGAAGATGACGAAGAATAATTAACCGGAGAAATACCATGACTACGGAAGCTGCAAAATCAGCTTCCGACATTTTTACAATGTCGGATGATGAGATTCTGAATATGTCTACTGCTCCAGAAGCAGTTGAAGAAGTAGACCCTCAGAACAACCCAGAAACCAACGGCGTAACGACTCCTGAAGAAGAAGTTGTCCCACCTGTTGAAGAACCTCAACCCGAAGAACCAGTCGAACCCGAACCTACTGATGTAGAAGAAGATGCAGCAAATCCTTTAACTTCTGATAAAGTTGATGATAAAGTTGTCAACACTGAAGTTGATAGTAACGGTGAGCCGATTACTAAAGCTGAACCTTCTACTACTGAACCAGGCCAGGAACAGAAAGAAGAAGGCAAACAGTCTGAAGGTCTGCCTGCTGACTTCAACTATAAAGCTGGTTACGAGCAGTTGATGGCTCCATTCAAAGCTAACGGTAAAATGATTACTCCCCGTTCACCGGAGGAGGCCATTAGCCTGATGCAGATGGGTGCTAACTACACTCGCAAAATGCAAGAACTTCAGCCATACCGTAAGGTAATGCTGATGCTACAAAACAACGGTTTAATGGATGAGGACAAACTGTCTTATCTGATTGACCTGGATAAGAAGAATCCAGATGCCATTAAGAAGTTGCTTAAAGATTCTGGTACTGACCCTCTGGACTTTAACCCAGAAGAAGAAGTTAAGTACCAGGCAGGCAATCACCGTGTTTCTGATACCGAAGCAGCATTTGCAACCGAATTGGACGACTTAAAGTCTACCCCAGAAGGACAAGCTACTTTAGGTGTAATCAGCCAGACATGGGACGATGCCAGTAAAGATGCTCTGTTTAATAACCGTGGTTTACTACAGACTATTCAGACCCAACGTGAAAATGGAATTTATGACATTATTACAAATGAGGTGAGTCGTCTGCGTATGCTCGGTCAGGTTCCTAACGGTATGCCATTTATTCAGGCTTATAACCAGGTTGGTGAACTGCTTGCTAAGCAAGGTGCATTCAACCACCTGAATAAGCAAACTCAACCGGAACCAGTGCCAGAAGTTAAAGCTCCTGTTGTAACTCGTGTTGCACAGCCGAAGCAAACTTTGGCTAACTCAGAGCGAGCAAGTGCTGCTTCTCCTAGTCGGGCTGCACCACAAAAAGCCGCTACGATTGTTAACCCACTCGCTATGAGTGACGAAGATTTCGCAAAACTACCGAGTCCCGGTGGACTTTAACAGGATACGATTATTATGTTGAACTATAACGCTCCGATTGACGGCCAGAAATCCAGCATTGATGGTGCTGGCTCTGACCAGATGAATACCTTCTTCTGGCTGAAGAAAGCAATCATCCAGTCTCGTAAAGACCAGTACTTCATGCCTCTGGCAACTGTAACCAACATGCCGAAGAACTACGGTAAAACCATTAAGGTTTACGAGTACGTTCCTCTGCTGGACGATAAGAACATCAACGACCAGGGTATTGATGCTAACGGTGCTACCATCGTTAACGGTAACCTGTACGGCTCCAGCAAAGACATCGGTAACATTACCTCTAAGCTGCCTCTGCTGACTGAGAACGGTGGACGTGTTAACCGTGTTGGTTTTACTCGTCTGGCTCGTGAAGGTTCTATTCACAAGTTCGGCTTCTTCTATGAATTCACCCAGGAATCCCTGGACTTCGATTCTGACGATGGCCTGAAAGAACACCTGGCACGTGAACTGATGAACGGTGCAGTTCAACTGACCGAAGCTGTTCTCCAGAAAGACCTGCTGGCTGCTGCTGGTACAGTACTGTATGCAGGTGCTGCTACCTCTGATGCAACCATCACTGGTGAAGGTACTACTCCTTCTGTTGTTTCTTACAAGAACCTGATGCGTCTTGACCAGATTCTGACTGAGAACCGTACTCCTACCCAAACTACTATCATCACTGGTTCCCGTCTGATTGACACCAAAGTCATCGGTGGTACTCGTGTGATGTATGTAGGTTCTGAACTGGTGCCTGAACTGAAGGCAATGAAAGACCTGTTCGGTAACAAAGCATTCATCGAAATTCAGCACTACGCTGATGCTGGTACTCTGATGAACGGTGAAGTCGGTTCTATCGACAAGTTCCGTATCATCCAGGTTCCTGAGATGCTGCATTGGGCAGGTGCAGGTGCTGCTGTAGGTACTAACCCAGGTTATCGTTCTACCTCTGTTGGTGGTACTGAGCACTATGACGTGTTCCCAATGCTGGTTGTTGGTGACGATTCCTTTACCTCTATCGGCTTCCAGACCGATGGTAAGTCTGTTAAGTTTACCGTCATGACCAAGATGCCTGGTAAAGAAACTGCTGACCGTAACGACCCGTATGGTGAGACTGGCTTCAGCTCAATCAAGTGGTACTATGGTATCCTGGTTAAGCGTCCAGAACGTCTGGCAATCATCAAGACTGTTGCTCCACTGTAATAGTCTGAATTAAAAAATGGGGGAGCAAAGCTCCCCCTTTATTAACGAATCACAGGAAACACTAACATGAGCATTAACGATAAACCGACCACTGAGGTTGTAGAAACCCAGGGCAACGACGATACCGTTAACGATATTGCAATGCCTAGCGAACTTGAAGTTCTTAAGCAACGTGCAACGTTGATGAATATTCAGTTCTCTAATAACATTGGGGTTGAAGCACTTCGTAAAAAAATTGAAGCTGCACAGGTAAAGGATGAACCAGAAGTGGGAGTAGCTGAAGAGAATCCACTGGGTGAAGCACCTGCTCCAGTTAAGAAAATGACCCTCGGTCAGAAGATTCGCCAAGAGCAATTACGTCTGGTTCGAGTACGTATTCAGAACCTTGACCCTAAGAAAAAAGACCTGCCTGGTGAAATCATCACTGTAGCCAATGAGTACATGGGTACTGTTCGTAAGTTCGTTCCATTCGGTGAAGCTACCGATGAGGGCTATCATATTCCATACTGTATTTACGAGTTCCTGAAGAACCGTAAGTTCCAGAACATCCGTGTTCTCAAAGGCAAGAATGGTCAGCCTCGTATTGAGCAGGGTTGGATTCGTGAGTTCTCGATTGAGGTTCTTCCTCAACTGACCCAGGAAGAACTTGACCGACTGGCTTCTGCACAGATTGCTGCTGGTAGTCTGAACGACTAACAGTTAATCTACTGGCTAACACGGCTCACTGGGTAAACTCCGTGAGCCGTTTCTTTTTACAGAGGATAACACTATGTCATGTGGTGCAGAGGTAGAAGCTAACCGATTGTTGGCTGCTCTTACAGAAGGGGAAGATTTCACTCTCCCTAATATTGATATGTCCGGCCCGGAATGGGATATCCCAGGTGGTGACGGTTCACCAATCTTTGCAGAAGTTACTCGCTTAACCAACGAAGACCTGACTACCCGTACTGTAGGTGGCTCCGGTACGTTTGATGCTTTAATGGCATCTGCGTCTGCACACCTTAAGCAGGAATTTAAAGAAGGTCGCATTACTGGTGGTGAATACACCAAAGCTTACATTGCTACTTTAGAGTCCTGTATGGGCAATGCTACCCAATATCTGTTAGGCCGTGACCAGGCATACTGGGCTGCTGCTATGGCACAGATTCAGGCTGTTACTGCTCGTGTTGCACTGGCAACCTCTAAAGCTCAGTACGTGCTGGCTAAGTTCCAGGCTCTTACTGCTAAGAGTGAATATGCTCTTACTAAGCTCCGTCTTTCCACTGAGTCAGAAAACTACTGTGCTGCATTGTTTAATGTAGAGAAGACTCTGCCTCAGCAATTGAAACTGATTATTGAACAGACTGAAGCACAACGTGCACAGACTCTGGACAATCGCTCAGACGGTGCTTCTGTATCTGGTTCCATTGGTAAACAAAAAGAACTGTATACCCAGCAGATTGTTAGCTACCAGCGTGATGCTGAGGTTAAAGCTGCCAAGCTGTTTACTGATGCGTGGATTACTCAGAAGACTATTGATGAAGGTCTGGTTCCACCTACTGGCTTTACTAATGCCAGCCTCGACCCGATTCTTACTACTCTGAAAACTAATAACAAACTGGGTTAATCGAATGGGACTCTTCTCTGGGAAGACAAAAATCTACGTAGCATCCTCTGCCTATAATCTGGCAGGGGATGTAAACCAACGCCCTAACTATATGAAGACTACGGTCATTGGTGGGATGCTCTCCAATACCAACTTCACTATGGCAGACACTATCTCTGATAGTTATCTGAATGGGCCTGGTATACGTATGCGTTTGTTCTCTTCATGGAGCAAGAACCACTACGATGACAAAGTTGGTATGGCTGCAAGTTCATTAGGTGTACTGGCTAAAGTTGACCCTGACTTAGTAGCCAGTCAATTACCTCAGCAAAGTGGAAAAACCATCCTGGTTCAGCGAGCAGAAATTGGGTTCGCTGACTTTGCAGAATGGTGTGACCAGTATATGTATGAGAATTACCCCGACCGTATCATGGAAGAATTTGAAATTGATATCGACGAGGATACTAATCTCATTACCATGACACCTGCTGATGGTAGTCCTGATATTACTTTCACCCCTGTTAACTTTGTGCCGGGTGCTTTGTATCTCTATGTAGATTACACGTATTACGAACAGCCTACTGTTCAGCCCCCTGATATTGGGCCTGATGACATCTATGAGAATGAATCAGACTTACCGTCTACCTTCTTATGGACTACTGTATCTGAGACAGATAACCCTGAGTCTGCCGACCTGAACCAGACTGTTAAGGTAACTAAGTCCTACTCTGATGGTCGTCCTGATGAGGTGACTACTACTCCACAGGTGGTTACTGAGGACTGGGTATCTTACGTAAATATCTATAAACGTGGGTTTACCTTTAACCCAGATGAGGGAACTGTAATCCTCTCTAACCGGGTAATGACTCAGACTAAACGTGGCAAGGTTGAACCTGGTTCAACAAGTACCACTGAAACAGAAGTGATTGGTGGGGTAACTGTAACCACAGTTACTGAAACTACTGGTGACTTCTTAACTATTTACTACACCTCTCAGACAACGAAGAACGATACAACGATGTCTGCTGCTGGTGACGCTCACATGTTTATTTATAAACAGGGTGATGGTAACGCTACACTGGATGCTCTGTTTGATACCCCTGCATCGGATAACCGTTTTTACCCATTCATTCCAATCCGAAACGATAAGCGTTGGGTTGAGAATGACCCTATCTACCCTGATTGCAAAAAAGCAATGAGGAAGGCTACCGGGGGTAAACTTGATGAAGTTGTAACTGAACTCAAGAAGAACGATAAGATTGGGGATATTCAGTACATCTACGGTACGTTTGGTGTTTCTCTGAATACACCGGAGGATACGGCTAAAGAGTATATTTACCGTTTCTTCCAGATGGCTACTGAAGCATTCCCACCTGACCCACAGTATCCAACACTGGAAGCTGTTATTCAGGGATATGCTGATGCCAACGTAGCTGCTGAGGCTTACTACGATTGGTGGAAGAATGGTAACCATTCTGCTGGTAATCCACCCCCTCCACCACAGTACCCGACTATTCCTAAGAGAACGTTCCGGGTTAGTAGCAACAAGGGCTACAAATACGATATGACCATTGAATGGAACTTCGTATTTGAGACTACTCATTCAGGGCAAGCATGGACTGGAGCCAAGCAAGGTCAGTTAAAGTCTCGCTATGCTGGCAATATTGCACTGTCTAAAAGCAGTTTCCGAACTACTTCTGATGGTGAGTTTGTTAACGTACCCTCTGTTACTAACATGCAGGAGTTTGAATTACTCTGGCAGGATAGTGCTAGTACATACCGCCGCTTACGTGTGCTTGGACTACATCACAATAACAAGGTATATAAGAATAAATCTGTTGGTATTGACTGTGCAGAAGCTATGGAAGACTCGGAAGAGTCGGGCTTCATTATCCCACTGCATACCAATATTTATCGCTCTATGTCTCTTACCCGTAGTACGCAACTTTCTACTGCATGTTCATACTTAATCATGAACTCGTATAAGAAAGTTAAGCAGAAGTGGTATCAGACTGGTGCATTCAAAGTAGTAGTTATTGTGGTTGCTATTGTTGTGTCCATCTATACGGCAGGTGCTGGTGGGGCAGGTATCCTTGGGGCATATGGTACGGTAGGTGCTGCACTTGGCTTTGCTGGATTAGCTGCTGTAATTGTGGGTGCTGTAGCGAATGCTATTGCTGCAATGGTTCTTATCTCTATCGTGACTAAAGTATCTACTTCCCTCTTTGGTGATAAGATTGGTTTCATTGTTGCAGCAGTTGCTTCTATGGTAGCAATGAACGTAGGTTCTGCATTGTCTACTGGTGCATCCATGTCCACTATGATGGGCAATATGATGAATGCTCAGAACATCATGCAACTGACCTCTGCTGTAGGTAATGGAATTAGTCAGTATATTAATGCGTCTACTGTTGATACCATTCGTGAAGCAGAACGTATCATGCAGCAGTACAATACTGATTCTAAAGCTGTACAGGCGAAGTATGAGGAAATGTTTGGTACAGATGGTATGGGTGTTATTGACCCAATGTCGTTTGTATCAATAGAATCGCTGGATACATTCCTCTCTCGTACCTTGCTTACTGGCTCAGATATTGCTGGTATGTCTATGGATATGATTGGTGGGTTAACTGACTTAACCCTTTCATTAGACCAAAATACTTGAGGAATCCATTATGGATTTGAACTTCCTTACTGGTAATCCTACTCAGAATGCTGGCTCTATGTCCTGGCTTTCTGGGCAGAACAACCAGAACTTTACATCTCCGGCTATGGCTTATCAGCCGGGGCAGACAATCGGTATGGACTTTACTGGTAATGCCAGTAATACCCCTGCTCTGAACAGTGTGGGTGGTGCTGGTACATTCGGTCAGTTGGGTATGAACATCCCTACTTTCCAGTTAGGGCTTGGTGCACTTGGTTCTCTGGCAAATATCTATGGTGGTTTTCAGGCTAACCGACTGGCTAAAGACCAGTTGTCTTTCACTAAAGACATTACTAACACTAACCTGAACAACCAGATTAAGTCTTATAACACTGCGTTAGAAGACCGTGCTCGTAGCCGTGCAGTAGCAGAGAACCGTGACCAGGCTTCTGCTGACGCATACATCGAGAAGAATAAACTGTCTCGTTAATAGGAAACCATCATGGCTCAAATTACTTGGCGAAATGTTGATGCACCTAACTTCTCTGGAGTTGGTGAAAGCATTCGCACATTTGGAAACATGATTGGTAATGCCACTGGTGGATTAAGCGATGCTCTGGGTAACTTCCAGAACGCTGCTCGTCAGGATGCTGGCAATGCTGTCATGATGAACGCAATGCGTTTCCAAGACCCTACTGAGTATCGTAATGCTCTGGCTTCCGGTGCTTTGTTCCAGGGCGTTGACCCTACTCTGGTAAGTCAGCGTACTTTGCAAGGTTTGGATGAACGTGCAGGTACTTTGTTGAACCAGGAAGGGCAAGCTGGTACTAACGCATTTAACCAATATCGCTTTGGTCGTCTTCAGGATACTGATGCTGCAATGGATGCTGCTTCTCCTGCTGTACGTCAGTTATCTCTGGCTTATCAGTCAGGTGACCCTAAGCAGATTCAAGCTGCACAGCAACAAGTGGGTGATGCTCTGTCTTCACTGCCTGCTGATGAACAGTTGCGTATGCAAGGTATCCTGCAAGGTCAGGGTGGTCAGGCTATTAATCAGCAACAGTCCCGATTTAACCTCGGTACTTCTATGCGTGATGATGCTGACCAGCAAGCTGCTATCGGGGTTATGTCTCAGATTACCCGTGGTGCTGAGAACCCGAATGATGCTCGTATTCTGGCAGAGGCTTATAGTAAGCAACTGTCTCCTACAGCACAGGCTCGCTTACAGGGTATGCTGGCTCAGACTTATCCGGGCGTATATGGCAACGGTGTAGGTGCACCTTCTGCACCAGGTACTGCTGGTACTCGTCAAGGTAGCCCTTACGACACTACCTTCGGCTTTACTGCTACACCTACCCCAATTACTCAGATGAAGATTGGGGATGTTATTAAACACCAGGATGGTATGAAGACTAACCTGGGTGCTTCACCTGTTGGTGCATTCCAGATTAACCAAGCTACCCTTCAGGACTTTGCTCCTAAAGTGCTTGGTGCTGACTGGCAGAACCAGCCACTCTCTGCTGAGAACCAGGATAAACTCGGTAAGGCTATCTTCGAAGCTCGTAAGAATGGCAATCTGAAAGATACGTGGGCTGCACTTCCTAATGCTACTCCGGGTGCTTATAAGGATATGACCTGGGAACAGGTTAAACCTGTTATTGCTCAGGCCGAAGTTGGTGCTGACCCATTAGCTATGGTAACTGCTGCTCAGGGTAATCAGGCAGTATCTACTCTGGCATCGGGTATGATTGGTTCCCGTTCTATGCAGGATAACCGTGGCAGTCTGAATACTGACTTCCTTGGTTCCCTGAATGATGATTCACCTGTAGGTGAAGTAGCTGATAAGTTACTGCAAGGTGATTTCAAGGGTGCTGATAAGCAGTGGGTTGTTGCCCGTCTGAATGACATCTCCCAACGTGGGAATATGTCTCCAGCATTGGCTGCTGCTGTTATGCGTCGTGCTACTACTAACGTACCAGAAGGTTTCATTAGTCGTGGTGTTGATGCACTTAACCCGTTCATTACTAACGAAGCTGGTAACGGCTTACGTCTTAATGACCGTCAGGTAGACCAACTCATTGAGGGTGTTAACCGTGGTGAACCTCTGGAAGGTAGTGTACGTAACCTCGGACGTGCTCAGGCTATTCAGAATATCCAGGGTGCACAAACGGCTTATGATGCTGCTGTGGCTGCACTCACAAACACTCAGAACAAGATTGCTACTGGTCAGAGTGGATTGGTTGCTCTACTGCCAGCACGACAGGCAGCCGTTCAAAAAGCTGCTGCTATGCTTCAGGCTGCGCAGGGTCAAGTACAAGCTGACCCAGCTAACCTGGCTCCAAGAGGATTCCAGTCGGAAGCTTCTGTGAACCGTGCACGAGCCAATGAGGATGAGGCAAGAGCTAGACGATACCGTCAATTAGCAGAAGGTACTCCGGCCTATATGCAACCTCGCTGATTTACTTCATACTAATAAAGCCCCATACGGGGCTTTTTTCTTACACTCACTTACTGTACAGTGAGTTCTCTTATACGATATAAGTTTGAACAGGAAACAAGCCATGTCAACATTTGACCGTCTGGCAGGTTTCGCAGACAGCATCACTAATGCAAAGCAAGTCGATGTCTCTACTGCAACCTCCCAGAAGCAAGCTACTGAAGGGCAAAGCCCTTTCCAACTAACCCCTGAGAATGCTTACAATCTCCAGACTGGTCGTGTCGGTAACTTAGGTACTGATGCCTTTAACCCAGGCTCCATTCAGGCTGATTTTACTCAAGCCTCCCCTACAGAACTCATTGCCAAGTATGGTACTGAGCAAGGTCTTCAAATTCTTAATAGTCGGGCTAATGCTGCTGATGCAGTACGGCAAGACTTGTCTATGGAACGCACTAATGGACAGGCATTGGGTGATACTCTTTCTGGTGTTGGTCTTGGTGTTGCTAATACCGTTGGGGGCATTGCTGCTCTTGGGGCAGGTCTGGTCAATGATAATGCCGGGGCATCCATTGCTTCCGGGATGGATTGGTTGAATGAAGGTGTTCATGGTCTGCAATCTGATGCACTGAATGCAACCCGTAAAGTTGTAGCTAATCAGAACCAGATTTCTGCACAGGCTAACCAACGTCAATATGACCAGGATATTAAAGATGGGGAAAGTCCTCTTGTTGCTTCTTTGTCTCGCATTGGTCGTGACGCTTTCGACTCTGTTGCCAATACTCTCGATAATGGCATGGCAGCATCTGACGGCTTAAGCGAAGGTGTTGGTTCCCTGTTTACGGGTGGCCCAATGATTCGTGGAGTATCTGCACTGGGTAAAGTTATGCTCGGTGAGAAAGCTGTACGAGGCATTACCCTTGCATCTGAACTTGGTTATAAGCCAGCCACTGCTGCTATTAAAGCAGGTCGTGTTGCTGCCCCTGCCGTAGCCATTGGTGCTATGGAAGCTGGTGGTGCTTACCAGCAGACTGCATCTGAAATTATGAAGATGCCTCATGCTGAGTTACTGGCTAAGTCTCCTGTATACCAACAACATATTGCTGATGGTATGTCTCCAGATGAAGCACGTCGTCAGACTGCCTCTGAGACTGGTATTGATGCTGCTGCCATTACTGCTCCTGTTGCTGCTGCAACTGGCCCACTGGTATCCAAGTTTGAACTGAATCCACTTAAGGTTGGTTCCCTTGCTGGTGCTGCCTCCAACATGCTTCGTGAAACTGTTGAGGAAGGTATTCAGTCTGGTACTGGTCAGTATGCACAGAACCGTGCAATTAAGAGTAACGTTGATGCAAAACAAGACTTACTCAAAGGTGTTGGTGAGCAAGCTGGCCTTGGTGCTCTGTATGGCTTCGGCTCTGCTGGAGTTGCTCAAGCTCCTGGTTCGGCTGTTCGTACAGTCGGTGCTGCTACTGGCCCTGCTCTACGTACTACCCTCGCTGGTCTTAATGCTGCTGGTAATGTCGTAGCCAAAGCTGCTTCCCCAATTACTAACATCCTGGTGCAACGTGGTGAAGAAGTTGCACGTCGTAATGAACAGGCATCCCCTGTAGCTGACGCTACTGTTAATGCTGCTGCACAGGAAGCTACTCAACAAGCAGAACAAGCACAGACCACTGTAGCTGATGCAGTTGAGGCAATGGATGTTTCTCCTGAAGAGAAGGCTGCTGCACACCAGTATGCCAATGACCTTACTCAGGCTGTTAACTTCGACCCAGTGGAAATGGAACAGGCTCACCCTGCTGTACGTGATGCAGTGTCTCAGTCTACTAACCGTGTTGATGCTATTCAGAAAATGGCAGACCTGGTTAATACTGCTGAAGACCCTAACGTTCAGATGGAAGCTGCTGTGAACATGTATGACAACATCATGTCACTTGATAGCTTCGTTAACCGTGACCCAGGTGCTCTGGCTAATTTGCCTAAAGATAGTCCTGCTGCTGCAATTGTTGACCAGTACTCTGGCCTGATGGCTAACATCCAGAATACCCCGAAAGTACTTCGTGCTTTCCGTGCTATCCATTCCATGATTCAGGAACAAGCTGAAGCTGGTCAGTTGAAAGCTACTGAAAATACTACCCAACAACAAGCAGATACCATTGCTATGGCTGCTGATGTTTCTCCAGAAGTACTGGATGCTGACTCAGTGAACATGGTTCTGAAACATGCGAGTGAAGGTAAGATTACTCTGGGAAATCGTCAACGTGCTGCCCTGCAATCGGCTGCTGCTGTCTTACAAGGAGCACGTGAGTTTGATGCTAAAGCAGAAGAACTCGGTTTACGTCCTCAAGACATTGTTAGTAAACAGATTAAAACTGACGAGTCTCGTTCTAATGAAGGCCAGTACTCTGCGTTGCAACATGCTAAACGCATTCGCTCTGCGTACAACTCTGGTAACTTCGATTTGGCCTCCGCTTACCTCGACGACTTTATGAAGTTCGCCCAGCACATGCAGAATAAGGTCGGAGCGTTGAATGAGCATTTGGTTTCTGGGAATGCGGATAAGAACAAGTCTGTCCATTACGAGGCTCTTTCTCCATCCCGTGAATGGGTACGTAGCCGTACCGGACTCGGTGTTAATCCTTATGATACCAAGTCGGTTAAGTTTGCCCAGCAAGTAGGACTGGAAGCCAAAACCGTAGCTGATATTGCTAATGCACTTGCTACGGCTTACCCGGAGCTTAATGTTTCTCATGTGAATATTACCTCATTGGATTCACGTCTGGACAAGCCTGCTGCCCAGGTGGTTAAAGAGTTCCGTCAGGGCAATCTTGACGCTGCTCAATCCCAACAGACTAAGGAACCAGTGAATCAAGTTGATGAAACTCCTGCTGAAGTGCAGAAGGCTGAGCCTACTGTAACCCCTAAAGCAGAACCTGTGGTAGATAATACTGCCCCTGTTACTGAGTCTAAGGCAGAACCAGAGAAAGTAACTAAGACTGAGCCTAGAAAGGAAGAGGCTGCTACCCTCACTAATGAGGATACCATCACTCAACCTACTGAAAGTAAATCAGAAATGGAAAATGTGTTCCCTCTGCACAATACAGAGAAAACACCTAACCAGTTCCTGAAATCTTTCTCTCTTCCGGCTGAACCTAAGTCACGTACCGTAGGTGCTGAGTCTCCAATGAAAGATGTTGGTCAGGCTCTGTCTTCTGCTGCACGTTTTGAAACGTTCACTCAGAAGGAAAATAACACTCTCACACCTGATGTGATTGAACGTTATAAGACCCTGATGGGCTTTGGTGACAAACTGAAAACCACTCTGTCAGACCGTCTGGCTAAGTTCCTTGCCACTAAGAATGTTGGCAAACGCTTTGCTGAAGGTACTGAGGCTAACCGTTGGGTTGGTGGTAAGTTACTGAACATTGTTGAACAAGACGGGGATACCTTTAAGTTCAATGACCAGTTACTGGAAACTGCTGTACTTGCTGGTCTGCAATGGCGTTTAACTGCTAACCAGAATGCTGCCCCTAAAGATATCAAAGACATCGCTGCCATTACTGGTATCGAGGCTTCTCTGTTGCCTGATGGTATTCTGGCTACCTTTGATAATGCACAGACTCTAGTCGAAGCTACTAATTCTCTGGCTCAAAAGATTGAATCTTACTGGGGACTTAACCGTAACCCTAATGCACCACTGGGCTATACCAAAGGTATCCCAATGGCTATGGCTACTGAGATTCTGTCCTCTCTGGTAGAGATGGGTGAAGTTACTGAGACTATGCTTGATGTGTCTGAAATTGACCCAGATTCCAATAAGACCATTGGTCTGTATACGATTGAGAAACTGGATGACAATGATGCCATCAATAAATTCCCTACTGCTATCGAAGAGGCTGTCCTCGTAGAACCAGAAGAGAAGATGTACTTTGGTAATGATATCCCTTCTGTGCCACAGACTCAGTTACGTAACCCGGCTGTTAAGAATACCCCTGAACAGAAAGCTGCTCTGAAAGCAGAACAGGCTACTGAGTTCCGGGTACACGAACCAATGGTTAACTTCTATGAAGCCCTTGGACGTGACAACCTTCTTGAACTGATGGGTGCTGGTACTCTGAATCCAGAACAACTGAACGTGAATACTGCTAAATCACTGGAAGGTAAAAACCTGTCAGTAGCTATGGCATACGATTCCCTGTTTGGTGTTATCTCTCAGATTCGTGAGCAGGAAGCTGGGCTGGAAACTCCAATCCACTACGGTTACAACATGACCCGTGTTGGTCGTATGCAGATGCTTGGTAAGAATAACCCACAGTCCAGCAAGCTGGTTCGTGAAGCTATTCTGCCCACATTCGCCACAATCGACGTAAGTAATGAGAACTCCCAAACCTTCTCTGATTTCCAGGTTGGCCTGGCTCAGGCATTAGGTATCAAGGTTCACAACATGTCTCGTGAAGCAATGTCAGATAAGCTGACTGCTGCACTGAACGGTAACCTGAAACCTGCTGTTGATATGATGGTTGAGTTTGATAAGTCAGGTAACCTGCCTACCGATGCTGTGAACATTCTGAATACTGCACTGGGTGTCGATAAGTCATTCGTAGCTCTCATGGCTCTGATGGAATATGCCCGTTATCTGAATGCAGAAGATAAGACTAAGTTCACTACTCCACTGTATGTTGAAGCTGATGGTGTAACCAACGGCCCAATTAACGCAATGGTGTTAATGACTGGTGGTAAGTTCACTCCAGACTGGATTAAGAACACTGCTAAAGGTGGTCTGTTCTTCGATAAAGCTGGTAAGACTATGAACGAACATCGTTCACAGGATGACAGTGTTGACCTGTATGAGTCTTCTACTAATGGTCTGCAACAGGCTCTGAATGAACTGCGTACCACTTACCGTAATAATGTTCCGGTAATGAACCAGATGAATCACCTCCAGAACTTAATGGACTTGTTCATCAAGGACTTTAACCTGAATGAGGATGGTTCCCTTGACCTGAAACGTGGTATTGCCAAGAACCCACTGACCATTACCATTTATGGTTCCGGTGCTCGTGGTATTGCTGGCAAGATGGTAAGTGCAATTACCGATACCATCTACGAACGCTTCAGTGACGTTCTGCAAGCACGTGCCAAGAACCCGGACATTTCCCCGGCTATGGCAATGTTCGGCAAGGAGGCAGCGTCTGAGGCCGATGCTGAGGCTATGCTGAAAACTTTCCTGGACTCTATGGAAGCATTGACTGGTAACGTGACTGTTATGCGTAAAGGTCAATTGTCTGTTCAGCCTGCTGACGGTGCTATGACAGGTAAGCTTGACCCACAGAAATTTACTGTAAAAGGTAATGCTCTGAAGAACCTGCAAGAGAACATGCTGCACCTGTTCGTTGAACCAATGCGTACTGGTATTCAGAATACCGTTGGTGAAGCATTGATGTACTCTACTGAGCAACTCCAGAAAGCAACCCAGATTCAGTCTCTGGTTCTTCAGGATATGTTCCAGCAAGCAGTGCAGGACAAGCTGGCAGAAAAAGAAAAAGACCCTACTTGGAAGAAGGGTGATTTCTTAACGCAGAAAGAACTGAATGACATCCAGGATTCTCTGTCTTCTCTGGCTCCAATGATTGAGACTGGTTCCCAAACTTTCTACATTGCTGGCAGTGAAAACACTGATGTTGCTAACCAGGTTCTGGCTACCAACTTTGATGACCGTATGCGTGTGCCAATGAGCATTTATGCTCCGTCACAAGCTGGTGTTGCTGGTATTCCATTCATGACGATTGGTACTGGTGACGGCATGATGATGCAGACCCTTTCTACTATGAAAGGTGCTCCGAAGAATACTCTCAAAATCTTTGATGGTATGAACATCGGTATCAATGACATCACTGATGCAAGCCGTAAAGCTAACGAAGCTGTATACACTTCCTGGCAGGGTAACCCTATTAAGAACGTATATGACTCCTACGCTAAGTTCATGAAGAACGTTGACTTCTCCAAGCTGTCCGATGAAACCAAGAAAGCTATTGGTAAATCTGCTCTGGAATATGACCAGCGTGAAGGTGCAACTGACCAAGACCTGATGATGGCTGCTACTCAGATTGAACGTAACCTGCGTAACATTGCTTTGGGTGTGGACATTCGTCATAAGGTCATGACTCAGGTACAGACCACTGTTGACCAGATGGCTGCTGTTGGTTCCCCTTATGTGAACAACGGTCAGGTATCTCTGGAAGGTCTGACTATTGACCAGCAGGTAGCAAAACTGAATGAACTGTTTGATGCAGAACTGACTAAACGTCGTGATGCTGCACGTGCTGAGAAAGCAGAACCAGTGAAAGAAGTGCCTGCGATGGAACAAGTAGGTCGTGTGCTTAAGTCTGGTGTACGTCTGCTGTCCAACACTGCAATCAGTAAGCTGGCTAAAGAGATGACTCCAGAACAGCAAGCTGTACTGAATGAAGTACAGAAGTCTCTGGCTGCTAAAGACTACAAAGTTGTCTACGGTACTCCTGCTCAACTGGATGCTTACGCTATCGAGAAGAACATTACTCGTCCGGCTCCAGAAGACATGGAAGCTGCTGAGGCAGGTAACGCTTACGGTTGGACTAACTTCGAAGACAAGACCATTTACCTGGTCACTCCTTCACTGGAAACCCTGGTTCATGAACTGGTTCACGCTTCTACCTTTGAATCTGTCCTGAGTCATTACGAAGGTACTCCTAATGAAGCAGTCCAGAACATCGAAGACCTGATGAACCAATTCCGTAGCCTGGATGTCAGTAATGAATCTCCGGCTATGCGTGAAGCATATGCTGATGCTCTGAATACGATTAATGGTCACCTGTCCAATGGCTTCATTGAACCTGCACTGTCTAAGGCTGCTGCACTCAATGAGTACATGGCGTGGGGCTTAACTAATCGTGAACTGGCTAATAAGCAGAAGAAAACCTCAGCACTGAAAACTATGATTCAGTCTGTCTATGATGCAATCAAACGTCTGGTATTCGGTCGTAAGAAAGCACCAGCAAATGCTGATGATATGTTCTCTAACCTGCTGTTTAACTCTTCTGTAGTTATGCGTTCACAGGCTCCAACGGCTGCTGTCTCTAAAGACACTACTCTGTTCCATAGCACGGCTTATGGTAACAATGACCGTCTGTCAGAACTGGGTCAGACTTTTGACAAGCTGATTGTTAACTACATTGGTAATGAACCAGTACAGCAGATTATTCGTAAGGGTAAGTTCTCTGATGCTGTCGTGAACGCCACTAAAGTGACCCGTGATGTTCAGGCTCATGGCTTCACCATGAACATGCAGGAACAACGTCTGTTCACTAACATTGTTGCTGCTCTGGCTACTGAGGCTGCAATCAGTCCGGCTGCTCTGTCCCGTGCACAGGAATACTATGCACATGTGACTAAGAACCTGTCTGTTGAATCCTTTATGGCTGACCCGAATAGTACTAACCCTGCTGACCGTTACTACGCACAGCAGAAGTTCGACACTATTATGGGTGCTAACAACATTGAGTTTGATGCTCAAGGCCGTTCTTCCTTACTGCCTACCTTCGTTGGTCTGGCAATGGTAAGTGAAGAGGTACGTAACGTACTGGCTGATATCCCTGTCATGAAAGCTGACAAGGTATCCGGTAATACTGTTGATGCAATGCTGACTAACATTGGTACTTCTGCAATGGCTAGTCTGAATGCTCGCGTATCTGGTGACAGTAAAGCTGCTAACGTACAAGAAGGTATGGATGCTCTGGCTCAGACCATTATGGAAAGTGCTCTGAATGCTCAGTCCTTCTATGACTCTATTGCTACCCCAAGTGGTAATGCAATTGACCGTGCTAACCAGTACGTTATTGACAGTATGGATAAACTAGCTGATGCCACTCTGGATAAGGCTCGTACTGTTGCAGCTAATACTAAGAACCCACTGGTTAAAGCAACTGCCCATGCTGCTCAACTCGTAGCTGCTGTTGCTACTGAGAAGAACGGTGAAATTGTTGCACAGGGTGTTATGAAGGCAATGAACCAGGGGAAAGTATGGCAACCTTTCCATGACCTCGTTAATGACCTTACTGGTCGTACTAAGAGCAATGCTAACGTGTACGATTTGATTAAGGCTGTACGTGCTCAGGTTCAGGCTGACCGTCAGCAATTCCGTGAACATCTGCCTACCACTATCTCTTCTAAGTTCAGTCGTAAACTGACCAATGAAGAATGGAAAGCAATGCACACTGGTATGGGTAAAACTGACCTTGCTGTACTGCGTGACACTATGTCTCTGGATGAAATCCGTGACCTACTGTCAGACCAGAAGATTGTTGACCGTGAAGTTAATAAGCTGGAATCAGACCTCCAGTCTCAGGCTGGACGTAATTGGCCTCTTATTAACCGCAAGTCCAAGCAACTGGCTCAGTACATGATTAATGGTACTGTCGGTAATAACCTGCTGCGTAATGCTACTGCAATCTCCCGTCTGCTTGGTGAGCGTACTGCTGCTAAGTCTACGGTTGATGTAGCTAAACTGGACAAACTGATTACCCTGTATGCACTGGAAGCGATGAATAAGAGTGACCGGGAATCATTAGCTTCCCTGGCTCAGAGCGAAGCTGAGGGTATGGACTTTGCTACTTCTTACCTGGTAGGCCAGCGTAAGGATGAGATGACTAAAGCAACTGCTGATGACCGTGCTGCTCTGAACCACTATAAGGGTTATATCCCTAGTGAAAACAAACAGGGTGTTAACCTTATTGTTGCAGAAGATAGCCAATTCTCCGACTTGCTTGAGAAGTCTTACACTCGTCTGGGTGCTTATCAGGGTAGCTCTGCTGACCGTGGTCGTGCACGTAGCTATTACTTCTCACCTGTACAGGCTCAGGCTCCGTTCTCTCAGGGTATCCTTCAGAACGTGCGTGATACTGCTAACGGTGTGGATATGGGTACTGGCTTTACGATGGGTACTATGGTTGCTGGTCGTATTACTGACAAACCATCAGTAGAACGTATCACTAAGGCTTTGGCTCGTGGTGAACGTGGTAATGAACCACTGATGCCAATCTACGATAACAACGGTCGTGTGGTTGCTTATGAGCAATCCATTGACCCTAACATGTTGCAGCACATTGCTGGTGAGAACCACCTTGCTAAAGCAATTGGCGTGTGGCGTGGTCGTCAGGTAGAAGAAGCTAAGGCACAGCAATTTAACGACATGCTTATTGAGAACCTGCATGACATGTACGAGAAGGACATTGCAGAGTCTGCATCCAATAAGTCCCAGTACGTGAACCTCCTTGGTTCCAAGCTTGACCCAGTTACGGCTGATGCTCTCCGTCTGATGAACAGTGAGACTCGCCGTAAAGCTGAAAGTCTGTTTGGTGACGGTGAATTTTGGGTACGTCGTGACATGCTGAATGATGCACTTGGTTATCGCTCTGCGTCTGTAGGCGATGCCTGGTCTGGTAACAGTCGTTGGTCACCAGAAACACTGAGCAACTTTAAAAAAGCTATGCTGGGTGTATTTGGTAACAGTGCCTACAAGTACACAATGGGTGGCGAGAATCTTATTCAGAACGTGATTAAAGATGCCAAGACTCTGATTGTTGTTAAGTCAGTAGTCGTACCTGCCGTGAACTTCCTGGCTAACCTTTATCAAATGGTTGCTCGTGGTGTACCTGTGAAGAACATTGCACAAGGTATCCCACAGAAGACCAGCGAGATTAACCAGTATCTGAAGACTCGTCTTCGTCAGGTTGATGCAGAAGCTGAACTTCGTGCAGCTACTAACCCGAACCAGGTACGTAAGCTCAAGGCTGAGATTCAGTCCATTACTGATAGCCATAAGCGTATGTCCATCTGGCCTCTGTTAGAAGCTGGCGAGTTCTCTTCTATTGCTGATGCTGGTATTGGTCGTGATGATATTCTGATTACCGAAGGTAAGGTATACGAGTATCTGGATAGCCTGGCTAACAAACTGCCTAAAGCAGTTCGTACTGCTGGACGCTATGCACTTATCACTAAAGATACTGCACTGTTCCAGGGTATTCAGAAGACGGTTGAGTACTCTGACTTTATCGCTAAAGCAATCATCTATGATGAACTGACTAAGCGTAAAGGCAAGAGCAAGGAAGAGGCTCTGGGTCGTGTTACCGAAGAGTTCGTTAACTATGACCGTCTGCCTGGTCGCTTCCGTGGTTACATGGAAAGCATGGGTCTGATGTGGTTCTACAACTTTAAGATTCGCTCTGCGAAAGTTGCAGTGTCCATGATTCGTAATAACCCAGTCCATGCGGCAATGGCGATGTTGGCTCCAACTCCTACCATGTTTGGTAACGTTGGCTTACCTATTCAGGACAACATCTTCAGCATTGCAGCACAGGGCAGACTGGATTACTCATGGGGCTTCGGTCAGGGGCTTCGTGCTCACAACCTGAACCCTTGGGTCAATCTGGTGAATTAAATAAAAAAGCCCCTCAATGAGGGGCTTTCATTTTACTTACGCGTTTCATAAACATGTCGTCATTTTCGTTCCATATATTCCTGTCTTGGTGGATACGAAAGAACTTTTTGACAGTTTTACGAAGCATTCGTGCATTTGGCTTGGTAACCCAGTTAATGCGTATGTATCGTCCTTGTACATCACGTTTAATGGTTACCCATCTGCGTTCATCTGGAAACCAGCGTGTTTGCATTTTATACCTTACTGAGCTAACACCCAGTCTTCTGCCAGAATGTCTGACTGACTAGCTAACCACGGTACAAACGAATCATCCACAGTCTTCATACCAATCCACGGGATAGGCTTAAGGTCTTGTGACCAAGGACGCTCTAGTGCACTGCTTGCCCACTCTTCAGCAGCAACATAAGAGATATACATCCCTTTACCGTTCCAACCTTTACGGGCTACTTTGAAGCCCTTTTTGAGTAACTCTACTGCATGACCAAAGGTACAACCTTTTTCTACGTCACGATATGCTTCCTCAAAAGCAGCTTTTGGTGACCAGCTAATATAACCACGGAATTGCTCATGGTTAGATTTAGAATCCGGGTACTCTACCAAGTAACCTTCTTCTAATGGATCTTCGTTGCCTGGTACAGACCAACCACGTAACTTACAGTAGTCGGTCTTATTCATTGGGAAACCATTTACAGCCTTGGTTCCAATGTAGTTAGTGAAGTGAACTTTGGTTTCCATTAGATTTTACAGCCCCCACCTTCACAGTTGTCATCCTCCAGGAAGCCTTTCAGCATTGCCTGACTCTGAGCTTGTTCATGCAGATTCTGCTTCAACAGATAACCTTCCAGCAACCAGACCTTATCAATTGCATTTTCATATGCAATCTTACGTCCTATTTCTTCGTTGAAGTTTTCCGGGGATGCACAGGCAGACTCACCAGTAACGGTGAAGCCATTTTCCAGAACCAGTACACAGAAGGTCAGCAGAGACAGTGACTGTACTTCCTGGTTCTTAAGGGTAGCTGTAACTGGTGATACAGTGGCTACACCATCCAAAGCTGTGAAGAAGTGCGTACCAATCACTTTGCTTTTGATATGGTCAGGGGTAATACGTGGAGCTTTATCAGCACCAGCTTCTTTAATCTGTTGTTCGAGTTCCATAGGTTCCTCTGGATTGGTTATGTTCAAATAAAAAAGTCCCCCTGTGTTGCGACAGGGGGACTTAGTGCTATTTACCCATAGCTGGGAGGCTTGTATGAACTTTATGAGTACCAGGTTCAGGTACGCTTAGCTGGTGTGCTACTTGGATTGATAGTCCACTCATATCGCTCAGGCTGGATTTTTAAGTGTTACCTTCACTTCATACACCTTGTCGGGGGTATGCGTTGCATTGGCTACGGAATAGCTCACCGTCGAGTCTTTTAGGGCATTATACATACCCAGGCTTTTACTACCAATGTTTGGGTTCTTGATTGCATGGGCTTCCACCATATCGTGACGAGTTTGAGTCCGTGGAGCGACTTCCTCAGTGCTGTTACCAGCCACCTACAAGTAGGCGTTCTTTTGTCCATCGTCTTCAACTATGCTGTCTTAACCAGACCGGGATACGGGCAGACATAGCGGCAATCAAGAATTTAGGTTGAGGAATAACCTACAAGGAGCGTAGCGGCTCTCCGGTGTGCACCTACTGTAGACCGAAGATTATTCCCCATGACGATGGTTGGATTCGAACCAACGATACCTTCTCTTCCGAGGGAGTCGCTTTGCCTCAGCGTTCATCATCATTGTTTGGGTGTTCACTATTGGACTCGAACCAATGACCTCTAGCCACCACACCGAATCGTTGTCATTGACCAGCCTAAGCTGTCTACCGAAGTAGAAACGATGTTTTGGGCTTTTGTGCTCTACCACTGAGCTAAGTGAACAATAGGTGAACCATGACGGATTTTAACCGCCTGCTTTTTTCAGATTGTGATGTCTTATCGCCCAACCCCTTGGGGATACTTCCATTTCATAATTAAATGTTAATGTAAGTTAAAGCTGTTCATACTGGTTCATAATAGGGGACTCCTTACAGACTGTACTTCTTTCGTCATACCTTCTGCTCGGAGTCTTTTACAATTTGCAGGTAGCATCGGGCTTCTAACCCGTAGAGACTCACAAGGCAAATGTTGCAAATTTGCTCAAGCCGTCAGCTACCATAATTCTTCCAATTCAGGAAGACACTGAAGGAGGGCGACTCCCGACTGCTCATTGGGTTCGTGTTCCACTAACATGAGCCAGTGCCTTCGTGAATTGGTTCCGGCGTCTGGACTCGAACCAGAATGCTCACGCCGTGCACGACGCTAGTACCTACACCGGAATTAAAGTTGCCAGGGATTCCACCTGGCTCCATCTGTTTTTAAAGTCACTCAGATATCGTCTGGACTATCAGCAAGATGCCCACTACGTGAGTAGCATCTCCCCTGAATTTGGCCCCCCGTTTCTAATACATGGACGGGAGAACTCCACGGTCGTTTGGTAATCAGGGCGACTCACCCCTGACTAATGGTTATGCAATTAAGCAGCCATCAGAACAACATCATCGTTTGCATTTATGTTTTTGGTTCGTTTCTAAAAACCCGCATAATCGCTTACGAAAACTATCAAAGAGTACACTCAGTGGTACAGGCCAGGGATACTAAATAGGCTAGTCCTTTGCTAGTTCTTTAGTGTACTCATTGATAGGATGTTGGAGCATCTGGCCGGAATCGAACCGGCATTTTCTGGTTGGAAGCCAGACGTAATTCCCAAACTACGACAGATGCTTTGGTTGCTTCAACTGGGTTCGAACCAGTGACCTCTCCCTTATCAGGGGAACGCTCTACCAGACTGAGCTAAACTCCGTAATGTGGCGGTACTACCGGGAATTGAACCCGACTCTCTGCCGTGACAGGGCAGTATTCTTACCGATGAACTATAGTACCATTGGCGGTAGGTAGTGGACTCGAACCACTCTATCACTGATTAACAGTCAGCCGCTTCACCAATTAGCTAACCTACCTTGGTGGGGGATGGTAGATTCGAACTACCGTGTGGGATAACAGATTTACAGTCTGCCGTCTTCGACCGCTTGACTAATCCCCCGTTGGAATCTTTATACTACAAACTTATCTGCTTATGCAACTAACTCTTTTACTTCACCCTCTTTGTACCAGGCATACGGTACAAGTACGGTGCACTTCTCAGATTTAATGTGGAATGCCAGTTTACCTTCACGGGCTTTACCACCCACGAAAGAACTAGCACCACCATTCTGGTAGCGAATGAAATATTTAAACATTAACTAATAGCCTCATCGAACATAGTTCGAAATTGATAGAGTAATGCAGCAGGAAATTCAGATTGGCTCAACCCAAGAAACACATTACGATTCTGCTTATCAGCACAACGCATTGATACTCTCCGAGCAGTTGCAGCCACAATTCTATTCACTGGTTCCTTGTATTTAAGTGCCATTTGCATAGCAATTTCACAAGTCACCAGAGCATCTACATACTCAATGAATCTATTTTCAGCTTGCATCATTTACCATGCCTTTCGGTATATCCATGTTGGGATATAAGCTCTAATTCAACAGCAGCCCGGTATGCTATAGCAGCATCTTTGGCTTCGCTATCCCCAAGAATACCAATGTTGAAGCTCTTGGTTCGTAACTTCCCGGTATCCGGGTCGTTCCAAGCAGCAGTCCAATACTCATTAGTCTTCTTCCACTGTCGGTATACACCCGTAATTCCAGAAGAATTGTCCTTTCTTTTACGACGATTTCGACAGTTAATTTTATGAGGAACTAGCCTCATATTAACTAGACGGCAGTCGGTAGGTATTCCATTGATATGGTCAACCTCATACCCCACTGGTATTGGGCCATTATAAAATTCCCAAATCCAATTATGGAGAAGTACATTCACACCATGACGCTGTATACGTATGTAACCATCCGTAGTATTAGCATCATCGGGAGAGTGCACTACAGCGAGTTCATGGGCAGATTTATTCCAATAACCCAAAGGTTTACTCATAAGTGCTCCAGTTGAACCAAAGGGCTTCGGAGAGTATTAAAGCCCTCTGGTTCGGTTGTTATTAATCTGGCGGCTTGTCACCACCGGACTTTTCACTGCATTTCCAGAGGATAATCACAGTGATGATAAAGGCTATGTATGGAGCCGACACGTCCAGAATCCTGATAAGCAATAGCATCAGAATTATGAACACTACCACAAATAGCAGCAGCTTCTGAGCCACCTACCAGATTAACGTTTCAGGCCAGCAAACAGAGATGGTTTAGCTGTAGCAGGTTTTTCTGCTTCAACCTTCTCTTGTACTTCTTCCTGAACGGCAGCTTCTTCAGCTACTTCCTGGGATGCAGCAGCCTCTGCTTCGGCAGTTGCTTCTTCCTTCAGAGCTTCGTCAGGAGTTTGCACTTCTTCGCCTTGCTCTGCTGGTTCAGCAACAACAGATTCAGGTTCCGGCGTAGAATTCGCATTCTGACCACCAACTGTAGTCGGGGTTTCCACTGGGCGATGTTTCGCTTCCTGTGGATTGCGTTTGTTTGGGCCACGGGTACGCTTCTGCTTCTCTACCACGGGTGGAGTGTCATCTTCATGACCAACCTCTTCACCGATGTGAATAGTTGCCGTACCGTCATCGCTAATAACGATGTCTTTTACTTCTTCCGGTTCAATGGAAGGCATTGCTGATACAACGTAAGCAGCAAGAACGCCTTGCAATTCATTTTGGTTCAGTGTGATTTGCATGTTATGCCTTTAACATATTCAGTAAGTTTTGGAACGCTGGAAGATTAACTCCAGCATGGATTGCACCGATAGCATCAGCTAAGTGCTCATTCTTATTGAGCAGCTTGCCCTTACCATCCTTGAGCCAGTTAGCTTCAGGATAGATTTCATGGGCAGTACGTATCATTACGTCTTTGGATGCTGTCTTACTACCAGCCAGTGCAATTTTGTTTTCGGTAGGGGATACCTCGAATACGGGGCATCCTAATGCACGGAATGCCCCAACGAGTCCGACACACAAGCCATAAGATTTCATTCCATTGGCTGACTGTGAGCCAACTGGAACCTCAATGAATACAGCCTTTGGCTTATCATCAAGGAACCAGTCTCTTACGCCAATGAAGATATCGTGAGCAGCTTGGATGTCTTTAGAGTTAGTACGGACTTGTTTGTTATGGTCAACTTCAGTCTGTACCAGTTTGAGTTCTACCTTCTCAAACACGCCGGACTCAATGTCCAGCATACCCTTTGCTAAACCCCAATTCCGAAGTGAGATATCTGCTCCGAGAATTGGGATTTGCATTATTTCTTACCGAACAGTGACTTACCACCAGCCGGAGCAGAACCACCAGCAGCACCTGGTTTAGGTGGAGTACCACCTTTACCGCTTGCAGAGCCTTTGGTTTTATCACGGGTTTTACCCTTGTTCTTCTCCAGCCATGCTGCATGGAATACAGCCAGTTCTGGGGTCAGTTCTTTCTCTGCCTTTTCAGCTTCCTGAGCTTCAACGACAGTTACCAGCAGTTCTGGGTGGAACAGTTTCTGGATTTCGTTTACTTCACGAGTTTCCCCGTTATCGTAATACTTACCATCATCGCCTTTACTCTGCTTAGACTCGATGGTCTTTTCCAGAGCGAACATGATTGTCTGACCAATCAGGTCAACAGGAACCATGACAGACTTGTTAACTTCTGCTTTCTGGTCGAAGTCATACACTTTGACAATCTTCTCTTCGAATGCAGCATCGAAGAGTTCAGTACCAGTTGCCATCAGCAGCATATCGTTGATGACAGTGAAACCAGGCAGGAAGTATTCCTTACCGTTCTTCTCGTAAGTAGGCTTGTTGCCTTTTTCCTTACCGGAAGTGAAGTAGACCTGAGCACGGAACTCACCAGCATCAAGGCCGTCAGAGTTTTTCATGTTCTCAACAATGATTTGCATCCAGTCAGCACCGGAGTCGGCTTTACCGACATATGCAACTTTGACATCACCAGTGTAGATGTCGGATTCTTTAGCACCGAAAGCACCACCACCCAGGGAGTCTTTGGCAGCTTCAGCGTTTTTGGTTTTTTCTTTCAGGTTACCGAACAGGTTTGACATGACAATTTTCCTAATAATTTGTTAACAACCAGGCAAACGCTTAAGCGTAGTATTCAGCCAGGTGGTCGAGCAGTTTCTGAGCATCGTTGTCGATATAGGTTTCTGCTTTTTCAAACATACCCATCGGAGAACGAAGGCGTTTACCAACTGATTTCTTAGTTGGTCGAGTTTGGAATACGTGCTTATAACCTAAGTCGCGTTCTTCCTCAGTGATGTCCAGCATCTTATTGCCGTACTTCTCTAGTTCCTTAATGTCCACACGTTCTGCGTACACTACGGTTGAGAAGTATGCTTCCAGACCGTTATTCTTCAGTGAACCTTTCACCGGAATAAACGTCTTCATTACACCAGCAGCTTCATCCAGTTCGTCTTTGGCATGGGCAGTAATGATTACTGGCTTGCCTAACTTAACAACTTTCTGTTGCAGCAGGATTTTGAAGAACTGTGCGAAGTCACCCCAGGCTTTCTGGGTATTTGCAGATGGGAGTACATACTGAGATTCCAGCATATCCATCATAAAGGTGGCAGAGTCGATGATAATACCATCAATCTCATCAGCCATTTCACCACCAGGCGATGCTGCATCGAATGCTTCCCAGATTTGATATGGGTCTTCGATGTTGAATGCTCTGAACTTATTACGGAATGGCAGACGTTTACCTGCCTCGGTGTTCAGATAGAACCAACGTTCCTGGTTCCTGATGTTACGAAGTGATGCCGACTTACCACTCGCTGAGAATCCTGCAATCAGGATTAGCTGAGTGTTCATGTCATTGGCAATTAACTCTTCGGACATTATTACTACCTCATTTGATTAGGAGTCCTTCAGACCAAAGAAAGACTCCAGTTTACTTACCTGGCTCCAGCGTATTTCTTCGCTACAGTTACCATTACAGTTGAGTTCAGTTCATCATCAGGAAGTGGATTAGCCAACTTCTTGTTGAATGCAGTCACAGACTGCTGAACCTGGTTGAATTCCCAACCACTGTCTACTAATGCCAGAGCATACTTAATCATCTGGTTGTTACGATTACCGGAGGCAATACGTCCAGCGAACCAACGTTCAAGGTTATCCAGAGACTGAACTTCCTTCATCTGGTTCTGGAACTGTTCGTTCTTACTGGTACGTGGAATAAAGTCACGTACATCCAGCAATGTACCTTCGAGGTTGTAATGATATGAACCAGTCTCGCAGGACATCCATTTCTTAGCACGTTGATTAGCAGACTCATCCGTTTCAAACGGTAGCCATGCCATAACGTTATTCATGAACTCTTTATATTCCTCGGTATCGAGGTGCAATTCGTAGTTCATTGGCAGGATAAGACGGAAACGGTTCTCACCATCGGTGTGACGTTTCGTCGTATAAGTCATGAACTTATATTCCTTCATGAGTTCGTGACAGGTTGCCAGAGGTACGCCACCATCACAGTCAATAACAATCATGTTAAAGCCTGGAATTACATTCTCTTCAGAACGGTGACCGTTCTTCATATGGTGGTTTACCCAGTGCATATTAGGTGCTTGGGTCAGCACATGCAGTTGGTCGAATGGTACTCGTTCACCGATGTAGTCATAAGCAAAGCTTTCACTGTAAGCTACTACCATCTCATCGAGATTGGTTTCTTTCAGTGTCTCACCACGGAAGAACTCGATACCTTCGTTGTACGTCTTTTTGATAATGATGTGTTGCTTATAGCCCCATGCTGTTGCCAGCGTCATCATTTCATTACGTGCAGCATTACCACTCTTATAGAACGGTAGTGACTCCAGCAAGTCTGCGTGAGTAACTTCCTTACCTACAGAGGCAATGTACTTAGCCAGCTTCACATAGGCTTTCTCGCGATTGAGAATGGTCTGGAACGCTGCCCCGGATTCTTCTGCGAGCAAGATGGCCTGTTGCAGATGTTGCATCTCAATGAACGAGCTACCATCTACAAACGCCAACGCACCTGCCAGCTTAAGAGCCTTGAAGTAACGGTGAGATATTTCGGCTTTACGAATTTCTTCGTGGTCAGCCATTGCTTCTGCCTGCTTTTCACAATCAATTTTGTAAGCAATCAGTGCAATACCCACTGCATCTTCTACAACCATCTTGAAGCCAAACAGGTTGGGGTCTGCTAAATCGTGGAAACGATTCGCCCACTTACTCATTGCCTGAGTATTATCCTGTTTAATCAGGTTATTGTAGATTTCCTCCGGGGTCAGCGACACATGTGCACGCTTGTCCAGATGCCCAATCGCAAAGAAGCAGCGACGTGCATATCCGGTATCCAGGAAGCCATAGTACTGGTCTTCGGTTTGTCCACCATCCAGCAGCTTACTCGGAGTACCGAATAGCAGCAGGTTAGTTGGAGTCTTACCTTCCAGTTCTTCGCCACGAACACTTTCAGCAGTGTTCTTGGTGAGCTTCTGTTTGACCTTACCTTGGTCATACAACTCTAAGAACAGAGTTAATACATCCGTGTTTGCTAGCAGGTTCGAACCAATCTCATCAATCTGAAGGTTGATTGAACCACAGCCAGCCATTAACAGCTTGTGCCGTAATTGTTTCACTGCTGGTGGAGTACCTGAGTCAAACGTAAACGGATATGCTCCTGCACGTTTAAACTCAGCCTCCACCTTATCGAACTCTTCCTGCTGGTCAGTTCCCTGACGTGCAGAACGTTCGTTAGCAATTTTCCACAAACGGTCATTTGCAATGACGGGCATGGTGTCTTCCATAAAACGTTTACGGAATCCTGTCATGAACCCATCTTCGATAATATTTACCGAGTGACCTTTACCGAAGCCAGACGTTGCTAATGCCATAGCGTAGATGTTGACTGGTAAGTCACCACGGTCTTTAGTGACAATGGTTGCACCCATACAGGATGCCATTTTAGCCAGGAAATAGGCCACTTCGACCCGGAAGAATCCCCGGTCGTTGTTTTGTGTCTTATTACACAACACGTCCACAATTTCTTCAATTGCTGGGTGGTGAGTGACTCCGGTCAGGTCAATACTCATGATGGGAAATATCTCTCTCTTTGCTTACAAATGGATGCCACGGCACAATACTCGCAGCGTTTTACTTGTCCCTCGACGACCTTGATTGCACCTTTGCCACCTTTCTCAGCCATATGCTGTCGAGCTGACATCAGGTCATCAAAGTTCTTGGTACTCCTGGCTCCCGGTACATCTACCTTGGCAGCGTCAGAGAAGTATTTGAACTGTGGTTCACTTCGCCACAACTCCTCATCGGTACATTCAGGGATTTCACTTTCAGGTGCATCCCAGAACTTATCAATGAGGTTGAGCTTTTCACCTATCCAGGCTTCAGTCCGTTCATACGGCATCAACGGAATATCCTTGTGCATAATGCGACGGGCAGGATACTTCGGATTGCTTGCAGCCATGTACTTTTGGAAGTCGGTGAAGATGTAGTTAATACGGATTACATCCTCAGTGATGATGTCGTCGTGAATCCAGCGATAGATGCTACCTTGCATCTTATGTTCGTCGTCACGGGAACCAGCAACCCAGGAATAGGTTGAGGTTGACTTAAAGTCCTGTAACAGACCTTCCGTCACGATGTCGAACTTGCCCCCAATAGTCCAGCCATTGAGAACCTTGGTTCCTCGTCTCTCCAGATAAACTGGGATGAGGTCAGGATTCTTGGCGAAGTCTTCCGGGGTAGGGTCGATGACTACTGCATCAATGACTCGTTGAGGATAACCAAGTTTTTTGAGTGCAGACTTATAACCCTTACGCCACGATTTTTCAATCGAGTCGTGCAGACCAGTACCCATCGACGCAGCAGTAAAGTCCAGTACATCAATGGATTGATTACTCATATCCACACGATGTCGCATTACAATCTGCTTAAGTGGTTTAAGCAGTGTAGTTGCAGACAGATACTTAGGATTGTCGATGTAGTCGTACTCGTCGTACAGGAGCCAGACTGATAAGGCCAGGCTTACATCATGTTCGTTTGTTACTTTCATGAGTAGTTAATCCTGTATTTCCAGACCATTTTCCAGTCAGCATACGATGCCAAATGGAACGTATGACGTTGCCCATTTCGGTATACACATTCAATGGACTCGTACTTTTGGGTAATGAATGGCTGTTTATCAGAATGAATCCAGCCATCATCTCCCGCTTTATCTGAAATAGGTCGGCTTCCGTCACCACTTTCTGGTTGACGTTCAGGTACTCCGTTGATGTAACGGAATCGCTTAACGTTGTCCCACTGGACATCTTGCATAGGCAGGATGGACTTGCCTCCGATGAAGTGTTCAACTTCAACTTGGACATTGAGCAGGAGGTCATGACCGTGGTCGGGAGTGAACCAGATTTCCTCTGATTCGAGAAATGGGGCAACAATAGCAGCCACTCTTTCTTTAGCCAGAATACGGTTGGCATAGTGCACCAGTTTCTCTGCGTCATAGACAGCAGTATTACCGGGTTTTCCATTACCCATACGGGCAGCAGCATTTCGCCATAGGGCTTTAAAGGCACAACCTTCATCGAAGGTCATGCCCAGTGCTTGGATAATATCCTCGCATTCAGCCTGATATGGCTCTTGCTCTTTCCGTTGGGGATTCTTCACTGGCACTACGTACCAGTTATTAAGACCACCGGAGAGCTTAGTCATATTATGCCTCTTCAGGAACCATGCCAGCTTTGAACTCTGGTTCAGACATCAGACCCAGGTTGCTTGCAGCCAGGATAACAATGTCTTTCAGGTCAACTGGAGTTTCGAAACGCTGGTCAAGACTGACTTTCAGCGTATGGTTTGCACGAGCCAGGTCTTTGTAGTTAACCACTGGTTCGTCTGTCAGCAGCATGGTGTTCATGGTGATAACAGAACCTTCCTTCTGCTCTGGCAGAACAAATACCAGTTGTGCAGAGATGAGCCAGTGATACTTTTTGACAACGGTTTTCTCGGTCATGCGAATGCCTTATGAATTGTTGATAACACTTCCTCTGGGGAAGCGTAATTAGGAATGACGATTTCATCTTTCCATGTTGGGTAGAACAAGGATAATTCTCCCCCCAGACCAACGTCTGGATTGGCAATATCCGGGTGAGCTTGCCAGTTTACAGCATCGACAAGATGCTTGTTCGTGTACTGTAACGTGTCCATGTTGTCACGAATCATAAAGTACTGGGCATCATGAATGTGAATACTTGGTCTGATATCCAGACGGAATTCACTCTTCCTGACTTTACGCATAAACTCAGAGCCAGCACGGTTATTGAGCAGACACCAGCTTTGCCCTAAAGCATTACCAGCAGTCCTGCCTTCGGCTTCTGCTTCATATGGAGTCTTACATGTCCCACGTAATACCTGAGCCAGTAAAGGAGTACGCACTCTCAAACCAAATGCAGCAGTGACATAACCTGTCTTAGCAGCTTTGTCCAGCTTCGCTTGTACCCACGCATCACTGACCGTATAAAGGTCGTGATAACGTTTCTCTGTTAACTTAGCCTTCTCTTCAGAGAAGCCACAGTTTTTCATCAAGCCCATATACGTGCCACCATAGGTAAGCAAGAATGTTGGGACTTTAGAGTCACCACGCAAGTGTTTGTATTTCTCTTTAATGGAATTAATCGACGCAACTGTGTCTACTATGTCTGGCATTTGTTCACCGAAGTAAGCATATGCACGGAGACTGTGACCATCATAACCATCGGTATACACCTTAAGTTTCTGAGGGTCTTTAGTAGTTAGTGCAGAGATTCGGTCTTCCAGCGAGGCGAAGTCCAGACCGCAAAATATCCAGCCAGGAGGTGCTTCAAAGCAACGTTTGATTGCTTTCGCATACTTAGAACCGGATGGAATTGTTTGTAGATTTGGCTCTGAAGCCGATAGCCTACCGGAGACTGTGCCTCCCAGATTGAGGTTACCGAACAGGTAGTGCCAGCCATCCGGCCCTGGTTGGGCATTCCTGAAAGCTGGTATAAAGCTAGTGATAATCTTATCCACGAGCTTATAGTCGATAAGTGCATTGAGCAGTTCCTTAACGTCATCATTCTGCGTATGACTACGCAGAGCTTTGATAGTGTCACCATCAGTTGCAGGTTGCTTACTCTTGGTCAAGCCTAATACTGGCAGACCTATAGACTCGAATAGCAGCTTTTGCAGTTGTGGGCCGGAGTTCGGATTAAACTCAAGGTCACAGTCAGCAAGCGTTACTCGTTTCTTTTTAAGAGTGGCGTTCTTATCGTCTACCCATTCCTGACGGAGTTGCAGGGTGAAGTTTTTAACCAGAAGGGAATTCTGGATAGTCTTCATTGCCTGATTCCTGTCAGTTTCCATTTCCTTAGCAACTTCATTTACCGTGTCCATGTTCATGGGCATTCCGGTAAGTTGCATCTGGATAATGTCCTCACATGCAGGCTTAAAGATGTTGTTATAAACATCCAATTGGTCATCAGCGATTAGGGTATCCCAATGCTTCTCATAGGTGTACCAGGTACACAGACCATCTATGAGGTTATAACGCAGCAGTTGGTCGTTCGGGATGAGACAGATATCCTTAATATCATCCTGAGCATAGTTACCAGCATATTCCTGAGCTTGTTCCTTAAGACTCAAGTGATTGCCAGCACAACTGTTAGTAGCAAGGTACGTAATCAGCTTGGTGCAGTCCCAGTTACGTAGCATCACATCCATACCATCTAACAGACCACCTGTATCAATCAGGTTGTTCATGAATAGTTGGTATATCAATATGTACACGTCATAGCTGATGTTGTGATACATCTGCCGTTGCATGTACTTGATGAAGAAGTCCCTTAACAGATTGCGAACAATGTCATTTCTGACACGCCGTCCATAGGGTGCTTCAGTAGCCCCCGGAATCGGCTCGTAATCAACGTTAAAGGCAATGCCTTGGGTCTTGCTCCAGCAGAACGTAATCGTCCCTATGCCAGCGTTATAGTGCTTTAATCCGAAGGATTCAATGTCTATAGCCAATGGCTTATTCATCTCAAGCAACTGGTCAAGCCAGGCTTTAATCTCTTCGGGAGTTTCCGGGTAAGCCTCAAACTCAATGATGCCTTGCCCTGGTTCAGCATACTGACCACGGATATGGTCAAGTAAGGCATCCATTCCCTGCTTAATCTTTGCCCGAACGACAGGGGGGTCATAAAAGACCTGCCTATAATTGGGGACATAGATAACCTTCTGGTTACCCCAGACTGACTGGCAAATGTAGCCGAGATTAGCCTCTGCCTTTGCCTCTTTGGTCAGTACTTTGAAGTAATCAGAATCGGTACAAATGATGTACTGAGTTCCGGCTGTGTCCAGTACGGATTGCAGTTCCTGTTCGATAAACTCCTTCATTTCCTTAGCAGGAGTTTTCTTTTTACCCGGAGCCGAATGTAGCTGAAGGAAGATAAAATCTTCCATGCTAAGACCATCTGGAGTCAGATAGGTCTTAATCATTTCATTACGGTCAAGCCGGGTACTGAGGATTGCAATTGGATACTTACCCGTATCCTGCGAAGTGATGTAACGCATAACTTCCCCTTAGAAAATCAGGTGAGCAGCAGCGTAATACTCGATAGATGGCAGTACTTTCTCATACTGGCTGATTGCCATAGCATCGCCCTGTAGAGTCCATGCAGCCTCACGAGTACGAGGCAACTCTTTGTATTTTCCCGTCTGGTCTTGAGCAACCAAACATTCAGGTAAAGCATCACGTACATCCTGGAATGTCATACATCCCCTAACCAGGCGATAAACTGTCTGGTTAACTAAATGCACTTCCATAATCAGTCTGCTTGAGGCTTTCAGGTATTTGTCCATCGCAGGCCATAGGTCTGGATTGAGCATTAACCGTTCGCCAGCAGTAGGCTGTCTGGTAGCATTAGAACGTTGATAGAATTCGCCTTGATGCAGGAATCCTGCTGATACGTCTATACCGTGAATACGGTCGTTCTTATCAATGATGCCATTAAGGACACCATCCAGACGGACGAGTTCAGCAAGGAACAGGTGTTTCACAATCTCACTGCTGTTAGCAATTTGACCGATTGTGGCAGTTCCAACTTGTGGCATATGTCCTCCTTAGAAGGTTAATCCACCATACTTCTTAGCCAGTTCTCCATAGAACACGACTCGACAACGAGCACGAGATACTGCGACGTAAAGCAGACGGGCAACCATATCAGGTTGGCGACAGCTTGAGAGGTCGGTAGCATCAATAAAGATGGTATCGTAAGTAGAGCCTTGTGATTTATGGACAGTACAGGCATGAGTAGCACGGAGGTCAGGAATAGTTTCCTTCATACGGAAATACGGTTCCCAGTTTTTATCCTTACCTAACCACTTAACCAGACGGTTAAAGTAGTCCGGGTCAGTTGGTACTGGTACTTCGCTGACAATACCACCATAGCCCAGGTCAAGAGTACTATCACGCACTTCAAGTTCAATGTCATTAACGACACGAACCATGCGAGTACTAGAGTCCTGGTCGATGAGTTTCACTTCCTGTTCGATTGACAGACGGTCTTCAACTCCAAGCTTAACAGCAGAGTTGGAAACCAGTTCTTCACCGATAGAGTACTCACCTTTATAGCCATTGGCCTCACGGATGTAGTTATTGTAATTAATAACCTGGTCATTCGTGTAAGCAACAATACGGCTATCGGTTTGGTTACAGAAATGTTCAAGCACGAGCTTTTCCATCTCTTCACCTTGTACCCAGTCGATAATGCCCGGAATACACTTGATTGGCAGGAATCCCGTTACGCCGTTAACTGTATCACGCAATTGCTGGTGCAATGCTTTCAGTTCTGGCTTGTCGGTACGCATCTGCTCTGTCAGATAGTGAGTCGGGATATTACCTGCATACACAGGAGATTTATTCTCTTTAACCGGGAGAAGCTGACTAGCATCCCCGACGAATACCAGCTTAGACTGGTGAGTACCTTCACGGGCATACTGAAGTAACTGACGGTCAATCATAGAAGCTTCATCTACAAATATGATTTTGTTCTTCTTGATAGCAAATGACTTAGATGGTACGACATTAGTCTCACCAGTCTTAAAGTCATTCTTAACAATCAGTCCCTGGAACGAGTGATACGTGGACGTTGGTCGTCCAGTCGCTTGAGCCAGGACTTCAGCAGCTTTGTTCGTGGTCGCAGTCATGATGACTTCGTTATACAGTGGCTTGGCTCCCATGAGGGAACAAGTTTCCATATATGCAGGCATAGTGTCATCAATGAGGTGTGACATCAGGAATGTCTTACCAGTACCACCAGGCCCAGAAATGTTGAACTCGGTGGCGTTAGGGTCTAGCAGGAAGTCAAAGAATTCCTTGGCTACAGCTTCTTGCCCCTGGTTCAGGGGTAGCTTGGTGGATTTGGAAAACATCTATTTCTCCAGTAAAAAACCCTCCGTAGAGGGTTTAGATGTATGGGGTTAAGTCAGGTGGAGTGTAATCCTTACCTTTCATAACTTTCTTGTTTTCGTTGAAGATAGGTTCCCCATCTTCGAACTTGGAATAGTTTGAGCGATTGACTTCAGCCAATGCTCCAGGGACATTCATCCCAAGGAAAGTGCCGACGCCAGTTGCTGTAACAATCTGGTCAGCCAGTGAGTCCAGCAGTTCTTTACGGTCTTTGACGTAAAGGTCTTCGCCGTAGGCTTTGATACGGTCTGCTAAATGCTCAATAGCATTACGTACATCCAGCAGCATCATGTTTTGCATCGGGTTTTCGCTACCGATTGCTTCCAGCATTTCTGCTACTTCTTCCAGATGGCAACCAATCTGGGTACTGATATTTTTACTCGTCGGAGTCGGTACGGCTTTCAGAAACCAGTTCTGAGTTTGTACCAGCGTATCTTTTGAGGAATCGCTCATGAGCACTCTCTTGATGTTGGTGACGGTTATTATAAGCCTCCATGAGCAGGTCACGAACGTAAGAGCGAATCTCATACTGTGGCCCGACTTGCTCTGCAAGCCAATCAGCTACATGGGTGGGCATGGGTCGTAAAACGTTCTCCATGAAGGTGCGACGGGTGTCGGCAGGTTCAATATTGAGAGAACGTAATCGCAAAGTAACTGTGGTTGGGTGAATCCCCAACGTCTTTGCAATAGTTGCCAGGGATAGACCAACAGAGTTCATCTTAATGATGTCCTCGTCAGATGCTTTGCGATTAACACGATAAACCTTAGACATAGTACATTTCCTCTTCAAAGATACCCTCACTTTATTACAAGTGAGGGCATTTGAACAGGCTGTTACTTAGTTGCAGCTTTAGCCAGACGAGTAGCCGTCTGTGCTTCAGCTTCAGTCAGACCCATTGCTGAGAATGACTTCTTGGCAGCACGTTTGTAATCATGCAGAGCATGGCCTTTCTGGTAGTCGGAGTACGACGTATCATTCAGGATGCTACGCAGATTGTCAGCGTGTTTACCAGATGGTGCTGCCTTAGTGGCAGCAGCCGGGCGAGCAGCCTTAACATTCTTCACTGGTTCAGCCTTTGGCTCTGGGATACGTTTGGAACGTACAGCAGCAATAGCATCCACAATGTCATTGCTAACACCAAATGCAGCCCACGGCTTACGAGCTTTACCACGCATTTCCACCAGCAAGTCAGCAGCAGCCAACTTATCTTCTTGGGAAGTAGCGTCTTTAAACTCTTCTACGAGTTCCAGGATTTGTTCTTTCACGGTAGGAGCCTTAGTCTTAGAGACAGGTTCGGATTCCACTACTGGCTTAACATCAGCAGGGGTTACTGGTTCAGCAGCAAGCACCTCGTTCAGTTTCTCTTCCATATTGATTGCTTCTTTCGAAGCAGTATTACGGATTTGTTCCTGAGCTACTTGGCTCAACTGCGTATACTTCAGGTTGCCACCATAATGACCGCCAACGACAACAAGGTCGGTAGGTGACTGGTGGTTGCCCACGATTGCATCGTTCAGAAGCTTTTTACCAACTTCAGTCTTGGACAGATAAATACCGGAGTTAACGTTATTACGTTCTTCTTCCGGCAGTACTGCCAGGATGTGGTACGCAGATACACGCATTTTATTGGTGTTGTATTCCGGTACAGCAAATACATCTTCAGGAGCAACTTTACCAAGAATGGTAACGTCTCCTGAGAATCCACGGATGTAGCTCATAGATGCTACGTGCAGACCATTAGAACAATCCCGACGACGGTCAGGGTCTACCAGGTCTTCACGTACCTGTACCTTACAGCCTACCCACTGACGGATGTTACCGGAGTGGCAATCCACAAATACACGACGACCCTGGTCATCAGTACCTTTGGAACGCAAGCGTTTCAGGAACAGGATGCAGCCATCGTCTGCAATAGGCAGTTCGGCTGTTTCCATGAACTTCATCAGGTCTTCTGCTGAGTGACGACGGTCTTTAACCACTGGAGCCAGACGCTCAAGGAAGCGGTTAAAGCCTTTATAGTCTTTCAGCTTAGATGCTTGACGCAGGTGACGCTGAAGGTTTTCAACCCCCGGAACTACACCAGCAGGAGTAACGGCTACTACTACTTCGTCTTCCGCAACATCTTTATGGAAGTCTGCATTGTCAGTACCGATTGCACCCAATGCTTGTAGCTTCTCTGAGGCAGCAGCGAGCTTCTCTTGCTTAGTTGGTTCAGGTTTGATACCCGGCTGAGGTTTAGCCACTGGTTCAACATACGCCTCTGGCGTAGTGTCTTTGTCAGTAATGACAAACTTAACACCACTGATTTGCTGAGCACGTTTGTTGAACTCATAAGCTACATCATCGCTTGCTGATGTCAGGGCGATAGGCCACTCACTGTTAGCTAACAGAATGGCATCTTCTGAATCACGATGGGTAACTTCCATGATGAAACGAATCAGAGCTACACGGTCGTGTACTTTATTGAAGCCAGCAATCCAGAGAAGGTTATTATGTTTGTCATAACAACCATCTTCTTCCACTACTTCCATAGGCTTAACAGCCTGGCTAACAGCAACGAACGTGTCTACTGCTTTACTTACCAGTTGCTCAGTAGGTGAACCTAACTCAATGTCAGGAACCACGGGAGCAGGTACATCGCCAGCCCCGTCCTGGATGAACTCCAGGAACTTGGACTTAGCCATTTTGAAGAACTTAACGAGGCCGTTAGTGTTCTTCTCTGCATCATTGAACTCAGCACGCTGAGGTACAACTTCAGCAATATCAACTGCAACAGGATTACCAGTACGAAGCCCTTTTTCTTTGGCTTCTGCTACGATACGGGCAACACGATGGTCGCCCTGTGGGATGATGACAGTGGAGCCAGTAGGCGTCCACATTGTGAGATTATGTGAATCAACGGCGAGTGCGACGATAGTCAACATTTCAGTTTTCATCGGGTGTATATACCTTTACGTTTGGTGATTGCGTTACGGATAAGGGCTTTATACGCCGGAATGTCTTCCGGGTGTTCTTTGACCCATCTCAGTAGAGTATCAATGGAAGTGCCATACAATGGGCCTCCCACTTCACTACTATGGAAGATACCCTTTAAATCGCACAATGCTTGCAGGTGCTTAAATGATTTCAGATGAGTTAGTTTGGTGTACTCTGAGAGTCCATCAGTACTATCCATCAGACCTAAGCTAACCAGTTTCTCACGGTCATGATAACGGTTGCTGTCTAAGAAATCGTAAGCCCAGTTAAACTCTGGACGGTTAACCATAGAGTCGAGGACTTTATGTTTAATACCCAGCAGCTTCAGTAGCTCCTGCCACTCGCCACCATCCATGCCCAGGTATTCCAGGAATCCTAAGCGTTCCTCGGTAGCATACTTTTTGAACTCTTTGGTAGTGATAACACTAAACAGTTCTTTGTAACGTTTGTCGTCCAGGTGGACAGCACCACGTTTAATGGCCTTATTAACCTCTGTCTTATTACGACAGATGATAGTTACAGCACGTACTTCCTCCGTCAGGTCATTCCAGGTGTGCATGGAGCCAATTTGAGGATTGCTCGATGGTTTACCTGTATGAACATCCTTTTGGGTGATGTAGTACACTGGTTCTGGGACGTCAACGTGGTTGTTTTTCTTCCATGTTTCCGGTGCAGCGAAGTCATAGCTAATCCACGGCATGGTTGCAGCTTTACGCTCAGCAGTGAAGAAACTACGCTGACCAATCAAACAGTTGATAGAAATCAGGCGATTAGGCTCAGAGCCTTTCATACCTGCATCCAGCAATGCTTGTTTTTTACGTGCACGTACAGCAGCAGCTTCCTTTGCGATTCTGCGTCTCTCTACTCCAGGTAAATCCCAGTCATGTTCCTGAGTCAGGTCAATGACTCGGTAGCCCAGAGCAGTCCACTTAGCGACAGCTTCAGCAGCATATTCGGCTTTAGGCCCGACATGGATTATCAGAGCAGCTTTGCTATAGCTATGACCTGGATTTTCCAGACACGCTTCACGCCATTTATCACCATGGTAATCAGGGTGATAGTCAAAAGATTCTGCACAGTCAGACATACGCTTAGTAACTACAACATTCTTGGTCTTTAATAGCCCTAAAATGTTGCCTTCGCTGCTATGTTTGAGCCAGTGAAGAATGGAATGCTTATATAAATGACAACCATAACGACCGGAACCTACGATATAACCGGAGAACTTGTACCCAGCAATACACCATTTAGCCAGTGTTGGTAATACTGCATAGCGTTGCAGGAAGTTACATAGTGGCTGGGTATTGCGCTGTTGACGAGAAGCACGTAAAGCATTACGGGCTTTGTTCACATTCCAGTTAAAGCCCTGGAACTCAGGTTGCTCGAAGAAACGAGTAATAGACAGATTCTTCCAGTGTTTCATATGGTGCTTGCGTTGTTTTGCCCATAGACTTGAAGCCATGTAGCCACGAACAGTACGGTCATCAATGAAACTCAAGAAGTCTGGATAGTCATACCAGCTATGGTCATTTCCTTTCTTAATACACTCTTCGATGTATCTAATAGCAGCAGGAATACCAGCTTTACAGTGTTCTTCCAGTTTATTTACCAGGTCAACACAGATGTCAGTAATACCATCATCCGTCATCTTCTGGTTCGATAAAGTCTCACGACTTGGTGCGATAGCCAGGGTAGATGGAGCAGCCTGAACAACAATTTGCTGAGCACCGATGATGTTCATGAAGTTGTGAATTAAGCCCAGGGCTTCTTCAGTAGCAGGACTCTGAGTTGCTGGATACATGACGTTACCGTAACGAACATAGACAGCATGACTGCCCATATAGTTACGATGCCATGAACCAGAGAAGTCATATGAACCTGGTTCAAAGGACATTCCCAGTACAGGTAATTCACGGTCTTGCTCAGATAACTCACCAGGCCCGGTCAGTACACGACGGCGAAGTACTGCTTTAATCTCACCGTTATAAACGATGGATTCGATGTAACGAATGAACTCGTTAACATCTTCATCACGAATCTGGAATTTAACTTCCAGACCAGTCTGGTCAGTATCTACCCCGGTAATAATTGGGATGATACCCGGCTTACCATTAGTCTCAATTGAGGACTTGGTAACGTTATAGATGGACATCTTACCCTGGTTCATTGAAGTAACCTTGAAGCTATCCGTATAAGCAAATGGGGACTTACAGCCCAGACCGAAACCACCAGTGGTTGCAGTATTGGCCTTTTTGGTCGATGCACCGTAAGTTCCGTATACCTGACCGATTTTATCGGTAGGAATACCCTTGCCATAATCACGGAAACGAATGAAACCATCTTCATCCAGATGAATCAGGATAGGTACATGCTGTAGTCCAGCTTCAATATGAGCATCCCAACTGTTACAGATAGTCTCACGGACTACTGCCAGATTTGGGTTGTTATACAAAGATGAACTCAGTATCTGGAAGAACGCAGGGTCTTCTGAGATACCAAAGGAAATAGCTTCTTGACCACCCAGTGTCGCTGAGGTGGTTAATTGACGTGAGTCTGCAACTTGCATTTTTAACTCTCCAGATAGAATGCAGCTTAAATAGCACCCTGTAGGTTACGGCCTACTAAAGTGCAATGACGTTCTAACGTTTCACGTAGGAACTCGTGTTGTTTACCACCATGGTAAGCGAAGGTGTAATATTTGGTTGAGTCAATGTGCATGACTAAATACCAGTAAGGTTTACCCTTCTCTTTGATGTAATCACCTACTCTGAACTTAGGCATTACGTTTACCTGCCATAGCTTGAAGTACGAATACAACAGTGTCGGATAACTGGTCATCTGTCAGTTCTTCCAGATTACTGCCGTTGTTATACATGTCATTCAGTAGCTGATTAAGTTCAGCCATACCAGACAGTACCATCTGCTCACTTGGTTCCAGCCAGAGCTGACGCTCTTTGACCAGTTCAGCAATGCACATACAGAGTGCTGCAATATTTGCAGGACAGGCAGCAATGTCCCCAGTTACAGCAATATCACTGAGAGGAACTGCTTTACCGTTATCACTGCGAATTACATTAGGGTTTAACATGAGTCCTCCCGGACATTTAATAGAATCAAAAAAAGACCTCCCGAAGGAGGTCTTATGATTAATGCTTTTTGCCGTCTACATCTTCTAATAGTGCACGCAAACGAGCATGGTGTGCTTCATGCGCTTTAATACCCTCGTAGTCACGAGCATAGTAATAGAAGCACCACAACCCAATTTCACTTAATGCAGTGATGGCAGTGATTCGCCAGAAATCGAAATTAGTTTCAACGAACCACTGAAGTTTGATTACATAAACCAGTGTAACGATGCAACTAGCAATCATTGCGTACAAAGCGAGCTTTTTCATATTTGCCTTAACAGTTATTCAAACCAAACAAACCAATCACGCAGTGATTGTTTCGCCAGGAATGAGTTTACGGAATTGGATGAAATCCAGCAGGTTACCTGAGTACAGCTTACCTTCCCTGTCCATAGACGTAACACCCTGTTCCCAGGTAGCCGGGTTCATGTTGTTAACGTATGGATATACTTTACGCATAGGAGTTGCCTGGTGCTCAGTAGGGCTGGCATGAATAGGTTGGTCTTCAACCAACTTACTAAACAGTGCAAGGTCTTCCTCTAACGTAGAAGGCTTACCCTCAAAGTTGTTATAGGAAGCACGAGCACAACGAGCAGCAGAGACTTTCAGTAGAAGACCATAAATTTCTTCACTGTTAGGCTCATCTCGTGTAACTCGTTGATATTTGCAAGTATCGTAAGCAACAACAGAATCAGCAGGAGTAATGTACGGAAGATGCCACTCACCCCATTGGGGTTTCGTAGGCTGACTTTCTTCATGAGCTTTCTTCATGGCTTGAGCCAGTTCACGAATCTCAGGCTGTGCGTCTTTATGGTCACGCAGGCCGTAGAAGTTTACCCAGCTTGTTGATGTTACCACTACACGAATGTGAGTGAATGGTTCGAGGATACGGTTAACAATTTGCTTGTGCACTTGCCCACGACGCATCATTTCGGCATACGTAGCAGCACTTGATGCAGCTTGTTGCCAGATAAAGATAGCATCACCACGGGCATCTTCACCCAGTTCTTCAGCAGCTTGCATACCTTTCTGGTTCTTACCCCAATGAATTGGGAACACAGGGGTATTACGAACCTGTTCAATGAAACGGTCGGTAGGAATTGCACGACTGCTTGAAGCATTGCGGTTGAAGATGCGGTGAGTCATAAACTCACTGTGGATGAATCGTGGGTAGACGAGTTCAAATGTAGTAATACGAGTGCCAGTGTCTGCATGAACACTATCAGCGATTACAGTTGCCTTAATCATGAAATACCTTCAGATAGTTAGAAATGCCCATCCTTGTTTCGCCTAATTTCTTAGCCTTTACGTAAGCCAGTTTAAATTCGCTACGAGGTAGCTCCTGTAAAACAGCCTCACCCATTCTAAGAGCCTTAGAACACGCCAGGGCGGTTTGAGCATTGAAGACGTACATATCTTCAAATGTCATATCTTCGAACGCTTCACGGAGCAAACAGAGGGCTTTTCTTGCCTGTGCACTTACTTCGTGGGAACCAGCGAAGAGGGCGAGATTGTACGCTATGTACACCTGCTCGAATATGAATATCAATTTCATTTCGGGTTCACGGTCGCCCATGAAAAGGGATGCTATGTGTGCTTGTGCTCTTTTAACAAGAGCAAATTCATCTTCAATCCCCTGTTGATACAGGGTATTTAAACGTTTCCGTTTTTGTAGAAATGGTATTCGCATTATTAGTATTTGCTACCTCTCCTGTACCAGGGAAAATGATGAGTAGTGCTTTCACTCTTGAACAAGTCACGAGTAAGCGGATTCTTACGCAGTTGCTCCAGATATAGATACATATGTCCTTCCCCTTGGTAAGCCCAGAACTTATCAATAATTCTGTCTACCTGGGATTTCAGGTGCGGTTCCGGTGGTATGTAAACGTAATCATTCCCCCAGACTTGACCAGCGAATACACCAGTAAGTGTTTGCTGCATAGCTTCCAGCATCGCAGCCATTGCATCTTTTTGGCTATCGTTGCGAGCAGTAGGTGTCCTAACAGTTATTGAATCGTGTATTCCTGTCCCAATCTGCATTGCAGTTTGTTCCAGCTTACCGAAGTCCATGCCCTGTAGGATTCTCTTGAGGTCAGACTTGCCAAATTGACGAGTAAACATAGTGTTTCCTGTAATTAAAAAAGCCCACAGTTAAGTGGGCTTTGGATAGGAGATTGGATAAGCAATGGAAGGAAGGAACTTCCCCGAATAGCCCTACGATGCAGGGCTATTCAGGTTAATGCCTTAGCTTATTTAGCCCAGGTACTACTCAGAGTCTGAATCAGTTACACCATAACCAGTAGCTTTAGCTACGTTACGACGAACAGAGTCATAACCAACATCAGTTTGCAGAGTTTGTCCAGATACGAAAGTAATCGCACCTTTACCACCAACATCTACTACATACATAACATTTGCAGCTACAACTGTTACTTTTTGACCATCTACTTTAGTAGTGAATACTGACATGAGATTTCCTTACTTGCTGCTTCTTGCAGCGACAGGTTGGTTTTCCTGGTTCTGATACTTCCCATTGTAATGGGCAGGCTCTTGAACCAGATGAAAGAGTACTTGAGCAATCCCGGAACCAGCCGGGATATGTAGTTTTTTGCGTCCGTGGTAGACGAGTTCCAGGGTTAAGTAACCTTTCCACCCAGGCTCAATCACAGTGTTAAACACGTACAAAGCACGCCTCGCCCAGGTGGACTTATCGTGAACGATAGCCACACAGGACGGGGACATGTTGAACTTCTCAATTGCTGAAGCCAATGTGAACTTACCGAATTGGTGAGTTACCTTTTCACCCTCAACGATTTTCACCATTGGAATCAACCCAAATAAGCGATAGAAGGTGATGTCTTGTTTGATACGAATATCATAACCAGCTTCACCCAGACCATAACTTACGCCATGCTCTGATACTTTACGCCCTGGGATGTCCAGCAACTGAGATGAACAGTAGAGAGACTTTCCATTGATAACCATTACTTCATTCCTGGGTCAATATGTAAGAGTTCACCGAACGGTACAGTAGCACGTCGGTTTCCTAAACAAACCCAGATGACAGGTATATCGAACGGGAGTTCTTCCATCGGTGCTACGTGCATATCTGAGAAGATAATAGCAGCAGTAGGCTTGTTCTTAATAATCCAGTCGCGTACAGGTATCAAAGAAGTACCTCCACGGCCTGTAATCTTAATTTCCTCAAAGGTATCCTCTTCGGTGATGTCGATTACATCCTGGATTTCATCATCAAATGTGATGAGAGACATCTTCTTAGGATTGAACTGGCTCTTAACGTAAGCAACTTCTGAGTTAAAACGCAGAGAGTCAGCATTATTGATAGAACCAGATACATCTTCGAAGTATGCCAAATGGCGTAGACGGCCTTCATCATCTTCAAGAGATGGCAGGTAGATATCCGTGTAGCGACGATTAGGTCTTGCCCACGTATAACGTGTGTCATCAATATCAGTGAAGAAGTCCATCAGTACTGTTTGCCACGGAACCACTGGCTTAAGGAACTGAGTAATCACTTCCTGCATACGCCCTGCTCCCTTGCCAGCTAGTGTTCCACCAGCCAGCTTTTGTTGCTGCATTGCACGAACTACGTTGTTGACGACAGCCCCTTGGGACGAACCCGAAGTGGGGCTTTTTACGTCGCCAGCTAAACCTGCTGCTAAACTACCAGACGGCTTTTGTTGCCTCTTCTGCTTGTTCTTCATCAGGTCATCGTAGATGTCTTCTTCAACCCAATCGATATAGCGAGGGTCTTTGCAAATGCCTTCATCAATGCCAGTGAACTTATATCCATCAGCTTCTAACTGAAGATTGATGAAATGGTCACAGGCTTCGTTCCAGACTTCTGGGTCACGGCTTCCTCGACGGATGTCGTGAAGATATGCCACATGCCAGAGTTCGTGCATAAGCACAGTTTCTCTCGCATCAGGACACATCCACATAAAGAAGTCCGGGTTAAACCACAACTCCACACCATCGGTGCAGGCTGTAGGGCAGTCCTCACGATTCCATGAGAACTTTAAGCTACACAGTAGCGAACCAAAGAAAGCAGCACTCTTACCTAAGAATGCTTGTGCCTGAATACGGTCATATTCACGCATCAATTGGTCGTCGTTAAGTGTGTGCCGAGGTATCTGGTTCAGTTGCATAGTTTACCCGTGAAGATACTTGGAGATATTCGAAGCAGCTTTACGCCATTCCGGTGTGCTCTGTAAATCAGGACACTGTTTACCAGTAGCACGGAAATACA